TCAGTCATCACGGCTCATGATGCCGAAGATCTGCAACAGGCTGATGAACAGGTTGTAGATCGATACATACAGGCTGATGGTTGCCATGATGTAGTTGCGCTCACCGCCGTGGATGATCGCGCTGGTCTGGAACAGGATGCACACGGAGGAGAACAGCACGAAACCGGCGCTGATCGCCAACTGCAGACCGCTGATCTGGAAGAACATGCCGGCGACAACGGCCGCCAGCAACACGAAGAAGCCTGCGGTGATGAAACCACCCAGGAAGCTCATGTCCTTACGGCTGATCAGCACGTAGGCCGACAGGCCGCCAAACACCAGGGCAGTCATGGCAAATGCCGAGCTGACCACTTCCGCGCCGCCGGCCATGCCGAGGTAACGGTTAAGGATCGGGCCGAGGATAAAGCCCATGAAACCGGTCAAGGCAAACGCCGACACCAGGCCCCAGGCCGAGTCGCGCAGTTTGTTGGTCAGGAAGAACAGGCCGTAGAAGCCGATCAGCACGACAAAGATATTCGGGTAGCCAACGCGCATTTGCTGCGCTACATACGCCATTACGCCGCTGAATGCGAGGGTAAGGGCGAGCAAGCCGTAGGTGTTGCGCAACACGCGGCTGACTTCAAGCTGCTCAGCCTGCGCGTTACCATTCACTGCGTAATTCTGTTCGCGCATGGCGACACTCCTTCAGTTTTGAAACATTCAGTCGCAAGGATCATAACAGACGCTCTGTAACAAGCCATGGCAAGAGTTTGACAGTGTGTTTCATTCGGGTATTATGGCGCCCGCTGACACGGGATGGGCTACTATAATCCTGTGATGCAAAAGGGAAATTGGCAGAGTGGTTGAATGCACCGGTCTTGAAAACCGGCGGACGTTAATAGCGTCTCCAGGGTTCGAATCCCTGGTTTCCCGCCAAGATTTACACAAAAGCCTCGCGAAAGCGGGGCTTTTGCGTTTCTGGGGTTTGGTCGGCGAAGTTGGACAAACAGCAGGAGTTCCGAAACTTTCGGGTAGGAGTTCCGAAACTTTGCCTATTTGGAGGGCTTGGCGGTCGCGCCAATCCTCCGATAAACCCGCTTTGTGATCTCCTGTTTACTATGGCCGAGCAGCAAGCTCGCATCGCCAATGTCGACGATTTCCGACGCCGCTTTAGGCCGGATATCACGGAATTGAAACCCGCCAATCTTCGCAGCCAGCAATGGGTCACCCTGGTCGATCGCTTTCTGCTGCGCCTTCTCCCTTGCCTTGTCCCAGCGCAAGCGCAACATGCCCTTCGTCATTCTCTTTCCATGCTTGTTGACCAATAGGTACTTGGAGGAGTGGTGTGCATTCCTTTCTGAAATCTCCCTTATAAGTTTACCCAGGCTGTTTTCCCCGGCGTCAGTGCGCATTAAGATCCTGAGCTTCAGTCCAGTCTTGCCCTGCGTCACCAGGAAGTAGTCGCCCTCGGTATCGTCGCTGCGCATGATTATCACGTCAGCGGGCCGCTGCCCGGTCAAATAACCAAGATCCATCGCTTCCTTAAGTTCAGGCTCTGCCATCCCATACACCGCATCCCACACCATCGCGTTTGCGTAGTAGTCGCGTGGCGTTTCTTTGTTCTTCCTGATGCCTTGGCACGGGTTCTCCCGCTCGGTAAGTCCCCATTCCCGCGCCATGTTGAAAACGTGAGAAAGCAGGGCGATTTCCCTATTCGCCCTGACCTTTGCCGAGCGTGCATCGCGATAACCTGCAATGTTGGCAGGCGTTATCGAGTCGATGGGCGCCCCGTCAAATATGGGCCGAAGCTGTTTAAGTTCGGCCAGGTTGTCCTTCTGGGTCCGCTCTCCCTTTTTTGGGATAACGTCGCGTTCGTACCTGTCGAAGATCCCTTTCATCGTGGTCAGGTCGGCTGGTTTTTCCTTCGCCTCCAGCTCAGCCCATTTCAAACGGGCCTTGCTCAAGTCGCCGCCCAAGGGGATTTCCTTTCCGGTGGAGTCGCGGTAGTAGTACCCGACCCATACTTTGCCGTTCTTGCGCGGGCGCTTGCGCCGCACCATGCCCGGCGGCAAGTCCCTGTTTTCCGTATTACGGGGGCGCATATCAGTTCACTCTGGAAAAATCAGGCGTCCAAGTCGGCCGCGCCGGCGGCGGGGTTTGATCTACGATTGTGGCGTTGGTCATGCCCAGCTTCATGCGGGCGAACATCCGGCCCACTAGGGGCCTACCGCCGCGGCTTTCGATGAATACCCAATTGCGGTCTTTCAGCCACTTTCGTTGATGGGCACGGTGTTTGTAGCCGGTCAGCTCGGCCAGTTCATCCTCCGAAAGGATTTCTGGTTGCATATCTACCTCCCGCTGGCCACCGCGGGCCGCGCTGTCTTAATTATGTTCATGGGGTGTCCTTGCCGCGCTGGGCGGCAGAAGGTGGGCCTGCCGCTAGGCGGCAGGATGTAGTGGGGGTTGTTACATCAAGGAGGCTAAATAGGCCTCTGCGATTTCCTTACGCAGATCCTGACGCTCGTGAAGGTTGATGAGGCGCCGCATAAGCAGGTGGTTAGTCCATCTGTCGTAGTCGCGGAAGAAGCGATTTCTTGACTTGCGGTTGGACACGGGTGCAATGGCGATGACTGCTTCTGCAAATTTTTTCATGAGGTACTCCTAGTGTGATGAGCCCCTATGTTCAACGCGGCGAACTGACGGTTTCCCGACTATTTGCAGTTGGCATTCATAGCCTCACCCGATCCGCCATATCATCTGCGGTGATCTGGTATTCGACGACATTGCGCACGCGGTAGAACGTCGCGGGGCAATGCTTGCTTATCCATGCGGACAGAAGTGCGTCGAGCTCCTGTCGGGCCTCATCAGGAACATCCGGCCAGTCCTCCGCGAATTCACCCACATCGTCATGGGCGCGCTCGCCGAGCATTTCAATGATGTCGCCAGCATCAACATAGCCAGCGGTGTTTACCGGGAATTTCTCTCCCTTCCAAACGCTTGCCCCTACTTCAAGGTCGTCGTTCTCGTCCAGCAGCTCACCAAGACTGTCGCAATTGAACAGCTCTTCGTTGGCTGACCAGGTTTCGTCGGGGATTCTCTTTTCTTCAGGCATGACTTCGTCCTTGCCGCTATAGCGGCTATCAAATTCATAGAGGGGAGAGGTATCGTTGCCTCCTTAGAACTGGAGGTGAGATGTGTTCGTACACGGAGTTGAATACAGGTTTTGCTGTGCCTCAAGCGTTGTCGAAGGGCACGATGGCCTTGCGATGGAGTGTTGGAAAGGTAACAGCGGACCGTTGTTTGAGATCTTTCGAAATGATGAAACGCTTCGATTTGAGGTGACTTTGTTCGTACCGGATATTCCGCTTGAGCTGCTTGAGTACGCGGTCCCGATTGCCCGAGAGTGGTTAGGCGAATTTCTTCCCTGCTAACGCTGAGTCCTTGCCGCTATAGCGGCTGACTTTGAAGGGGGAGGGATTAGTTCTCGTGGTTGAGCTACGATTGCCGCTCAATTCTAAAAATTATGGTGAGGCAATGGAGCGGTTCACTAATGCGATTTTAAAATCTATATCCGATGAAAACTGGTACGCCGCATTATTTATGTCACTAACCTTGCCTGATATATGCTCTAGGCTTCAGGCAGATAATGACAAAACTAATGGGAAGAAATATGCAGCGTGGTTTAATCGATACGTAGGCGAAAAATACTCATATGTTCATCCCTCAACTAAACTGCGAAAAGTTTTTATGGATGGGGATGCCTGCTGGGCACTTAGGTGCGCAATGCTTCATCAGGGAGAGGCAGACCTGACCGGTCAGAGAGTAAAGTCGGTGCTTTCAAGCTTTCACTTCACGACTACAACTGGACACTGCAATAGAGTAGATGATGTTTTGCAGTTGGATGTCGCACATTTTTGCAGGGACATCTGCGATTCTGTTGACTCCTGGTTCTCCGAGTTCAAAAAAACCGATGGGGCAGACGCTAAAATCGAAAGCCTGTTGATCATCTATCTAGGTGAAAGCACTCTGAAGGGGGGGATGGTCACTTTTAGCTCTTGACCCTTCAGTGTTCTTCGTTAACAAATCATGGGCATTCACAACCGTCATGCCGAGGCGTTCGGCGATCAGGACTTCCAGGCGGGCGCCTTGCGACTTCTCCCAATCCGGCAGCAGGGCGATCATTCCGCAAAGGCCCAGGCGCGTCAGGTCGTAGGCCATGTAGTCGGCCCACTGGGCACCCTCGACGATGCCGTGGTCTGCGGGGTTCTCGACTTCGTAGCCTTGGGCGCGCAGCTGGTCGGCCACGGCATTGAAGGCCGGGTAGTTGAAGTCCTCGATGCCCGTCATCGGCCCGGCCACGTAGACGCGGTTGGCGCGGGCGGCCTGGAGGGTTACACCTGGCAGCAGGAACGACCTGATGCGGTCAACTGCTCGATCAACAGGTGCCTGGATGAATGACGGCAGCGGCTCGTTCGCCGGCGGCGTAGTCCGAGTAACAGCGGCGATCATACCGACGAGCGAGTCGGTAACGATGCTTCGGATGTCGGGCTTGCGGTTTTCGGTAGGCATGGTGAGTCCGTGCCGGGCCACGCCCGGGCGGTGGAGTGGTGACATTTCTCGGATCAGCTACAGTTCGTCCTTTAGCCAACCGGAGTGATAGGGATGATTGAGGAATTCAAGAAGGGTGGATTCACCCTCTATGCAGGGCGCTGGCCTATCGCGCCGGCCGTAGGGCCAATTCGGTCTGATGGTTCGGTGTTAGACGAAAAGGGTGTTCTGCGCTTCCAAGTCATCGACGATGAGTTGTATGCGGCAAACAGTTTGCTCGTCGGTAAGATCGATTCCGTCGGCAAGGAATGGATTGTTGCTGACGAAAAAAACAACATCCTGTATTCGTTCAGACGCGATATTGGATCGTAATCTCAAGCTGGTCCATGCCGGGTCGGTGGAGGGGAGGGGCTCAGGCGATTACGGATAGCGCAATGGTGTCCTCGCCGCCGCGTGCGATGCCGGCGTGCAGGTCAACCTTGCTACCAGCAAGCATCCCGGCGATTTGGGCGTTTAGATCCAGCTCTACCGCCTTACCTTTCCTGGATTTCCCGATTTCCTGAGTAGCGAGATATTCGCTGATCAATGCCTTGTCCTGCGCCTGAATCGCGACGAGGTCTTGGCCGGTGGCGGGACTCCCGAGCGGATCATCTTCGCCTTGAGGCACAAGAGCTTTTAGCTTCGACTGCACCTCCCAGACCCACGCCAGTGCAAAGTGATCGCCGGCAGTTTCTGCCGAATACTGGCTGCGATGAACTCCAGACCTGACGCCCGAGCAGTACTCCTTGCGCGCCTGAGTAAGCTTGGTGTGCAGCGCCTCATACGCGTACAGGGCGATGTTTTGGGCGGGAGACACGCCGACGAATGTTGCGCACTCAATAATTTGGTCTTTTGCGGAGCACCAAGTACGGCGCCGCAGGGTTGTGCAGTTGAATGCGTCTGCTACAGCGATGCTCAGCTGCTGATCCCACGCTGGTCGTCGCTTGGCGCGGAACAGGGACGACTCAACCTCACCGACGTCGCTCAGCTTCACATCTATCTCAGTCAGCCGGTACTCGCGCATCAATGCCTGGGCCTGCCGGAGTGCGGTTGCAGCCTCGTTTTCGTTGGCACTTTGTGCCAGGGCCAGGCAGTGCTTGATCTTGCGGATCGCGCGATCGAGCTTCTTTTCGTCTATCTGTTGTGCGGACATAGGGGCCTCGCTGATTGGCGATAACTGAAATGATGTGCCTTACTCGTCGTTCAACTTTGAGCCAGGGGTAGGGCAATGGCGCCGATTACACGTCAAAGAACAAAAGCGTATTTCGATTGGGCAGCTGCACGCGTGCCCTACTCGAGCAAGGAGGAAACGCTGCCGAACGGGGTATTTATTGAGGCGTGCGGCCGGCAGCTAAGCAGCGGGCAGATCCAGCTTTTTGTTGGAGTTCACACCGCCGAAGGAAAGCCCGTCCTCGAGGATTACACCGATAATGCTCAAGGCATGACTGTCCAAGAAGCCATTGACTGGGGTTTTGATCGTGGTCGAAGTGTCGCCAATGGGCAAAAGTAAGAGTAAATGAACGCCCCTTTCGGGGCGTTTTTTATGCAATCTGAGCAAGCGGGTGAGACATAGGTGATCCTCGCCGGCTGGCGTGATTCGTTGATATGGGGTATTACGGGTGACCGGCATGGAGCCGGATCAAGGAGAGATGAAAATGGCTACAGATCGTGAAATAGCTTTAGAGCAGGCCCTTGTCGCAGTGTTGGGCGCGGCTCAAGATCTAGATTTGGACCTGGTAAAGATCAGCCAGAAAGCTAAATCCTTAATCATCGACAACTCGAAGTATCGTCAAGCAGAGCATCCACACGTCAGCAATGCATGGAATGAGGTTGAGGCGGCTGTCGCTTCCGTACGAGCTAAGGCATAAGCAGGCGCCGCTTTCCTTCCAGAGAGCGGCGCTACTTTGGGCCTCAGGCCGTTGCGCGCTTGAGCTGTTCGGTGAGCTGCGTTGGCAGGCCGCGCAGTGTCAGTGTGCCGCCTTCTTCGTCAAACTTGATCTTGTCACCCAGAAGGTGCGCTTCGAAGCTGATCGACATGCCTTCAGCCCGGCCGGTGAAACGCCGGAATTTGTTGAGCGTCTTCTTGTCCGGCGGCAGGGTCTCGGAAAGCCCGTAGTCCTTTGCCTTGATGAAGTCGTAGAAGTTCTTCGGCCGATCTTCGTCGATCAGCTCTGACAGCTCGTCGAGGGTGATCGGCTGGCCCACCTTGGCCTGGGCCATGGAGTAGCTGACCAGCGCGTGCGTCTTCTCGCGTGCCGACTCTTCTGGTAGATCCTCACGTTCAACAAAGTCGCTGAACGCCTTGAGCAAGGTCCGGGTTTCGCTTGGGCCATCGATCCCTTCCTGGCAACCGATAAAGTCGTGGAAGTACTCATTGATCCTGCGGCCCTGTTTGCCCTTGAGGTACGAGATGTACTGCTTCGACTGCGGGTTGTTCTGCCACTCGCTGATATTGATGCGTGCCGCCAGGCGGATGTGATCCAGGTCTAGACGCTTCACCGTCATCAGGTGCAGCTCTTTGGTCATGGTCACCGCTTCGGTTTCCTGCACCAGGGCGATGACCAGGTATTCGGTCAGGCCTTGCTGGTAGTGGCAGAAGAGGGCGTGCCCTCCGGTGCTGAGGTTCGATTCTTCCATTAGCCTGATCAGGTGCTCTACGGCGTCGGTGCTGAATTCGAGGAAGTTGGATCCGCCGGCCATGTATTTGGAAAGCCAGCCGCTCAGCGGGTGAACGCCCGATTCAGCATGGAAGAAGCCCCAGGCCTTTCCGGTTGTGGCGTTGTAGCTTTCGTTGAGTTGGCTCATCAGATCGTCGCGGGCGCCACTATCTTCCTGCTCGGCGCTGGCCAGGTGCAGCGCAGCCGGGGTGCCGTCGGGCTTCTTGTCGATCTTGTGGATTACGCTGTGGAGAATGGGCATTGCGTTTACCTCAGGTAGGCGCCGCCCTCCGTTACCGGATGCAACAAAGGTATAATGGCGTTTTGGTTTTATATGGGGTATCTGTTCTGGCCCGGCATGGAGCCGGTTCAAGGAGAAATGAAAATGGCTGTAGCTGTAGAAGATTACGAAGGCAACATTCAGGTCTACGACAAGGCCGTAAAAGTCACGGACCAAGGGCATCAATATGTTCTATTGGCCGCTGATGGCTCTATTCTCGCAATAATTCCAAAAGATGAAGTTAAGAAGTTGCACTCCGACCTCTGATAACACCTACGGACTGCTGCTTATCGTATAGTTGAGCGGCTGTTAAATATGAAAGACGGCATCCATTGGGTGTCGTTTTAGTAAGTCACGGTGAGATGTCACGTAATGCGAATGTGGTCTGCCAACTGCTCGTCGGTCATACGGTCAGCGCCGCGAATGAAACGGGAAATCAGGTCCTGCTCTTCGCCGATATTCGTCCTGGCCATGACCCGTTTCAGCGCCGCGTCATCGTTGTGATAAAGCTTCGTGACGATCTGGCGTGACAGTAGGGCGGCTTCCTTTTCCGCCTTGGTCAACTTGTCCCTTTCGCGCTGGTCGCGCTTGCGTTCGGCTGGATTCTTGGCCATGCCCTACCTCTGCTATTCCTCTGGCCGGCAGTGCGAGCCAGGTTTGGCGTTTGCGTTGCTGGATGCGGGCTATGCGGCGCATGAGGTTCTGCCTTGGCGCGCTTTGGGATAGTCGATGCCGTGGGCCGCGATGATCCGCTCGAAGGCCTTATTGCTGATGGCGAGCTTCCCGCAGCACTGGCGCCGGCTGATGCCCAGCTCCATGAATGCCCTGATCCGCTCGACATACTTCGCGTCGCGCTCCTTGTCGACGGTGTTGTGCACCAGGTTGCGTGCGCCGCCCCGGGTTGGAGGCTGGAAGGTGATGTCATAGCGGGCAGCGTGGTTATAGATTAGCCGTCGGCTTACACCAAGTGCAGCGGCGACTTCGGTCTGGGTGTGCGTGACGCCGAGCTGGCGTATCTGCTCAACAAGCTTGAGGCGTGCCCGGGTGCGGATGTCATTCTTGTCGAGGGGCAGGGGAGGTGCTTCAACCCGACGACGAACAAATGGCTTCGGCGCCGGGGGCTCCTGGGGCACATACACCACTGGCTTCGGTGGCGGTGGAGGTTCGGCCACTTCGATTTCGCCGCCAGCTGCTACGAACTCGGCGATCTGGGCGGCCAGCTCATCCGAGACCGGTCGCAGTTCCTCGATCATGCTGAGGTGGTTGCTGATCATGATCAGGCTCCTAGGCGATGGGCTTGCGCCCGGGCTTTGTCCGCGACTTCATCAACCATCCTGCCAAGTTCCAGATTGAACTGGACCAGCTCTTGATGAAGCATCGCGATGTACTCCTCATCGCGCTCAATGGTTTCGATATACAGTCGGCAGTCTTCATCCTGACGTGGATCGAATGATAGGAAATCCCACCACTCCCGGCCCGTGACGAACATGCAGCCCTGAACCTGCGGCTTATGTTCATCGGGCATGCCTTCGAGCCAGGTGCGGACGTGGACGGCCTCATTGAATGGGCATTTCGACTCAATACCCCCGTCCTCGCCAATCAAGCCGTCCGGCGAACAGCCCAGCCAGTCGTATTTTGGATGAACTACGAAGCCCGACTTGATGACACTATTACCAGTCAGGATTTCGTAGAAGTCGTGGCTCGACTGCTCAACCTCGGTTCCCCAGGCCATCGACTTGCTGCTTACCGAATGTTTCGATCGGTTGGCCAGGCGCTCAAAAGCCAGCTCGCGCATGTAAGTGGTACGGGCCGCAAGCGGCTTGCGTTTGCCGTGTTTGTCACGGTCGGCCCATGCAATAACATCCTTGAATCGGCTGGCGGTGAGTCGCCCGCTGCGGTCCTGGTGCCACTGCTCGGTGCGCTGAAGGTCTACAGAGGCGTTCATTGAGCATCGTCCTGACTCTCGACGCCGGCAGCAGCGTCGGCGCTATCGCTGACAGTTGTGAATTCGGCGTCAATGGTTTGTGCAATGGCCTTCAGTTCGCCGTGACGGGTCACGCCAATGGCGCCGCGCTGCTGTGGTTTCAGGGCTTTCCAAGCTTTTTCATACCCTTCAATGCCCTGCTCTTGAGCGATTTTTTTCAGCTGCTCAAAAAGGTCGGAGGTCGCATCTGTTGTGTCGCCCTGTGGTACTGAGGCGGCACCCACGTCAGCAGGCTTTTCGCTGGTAGATCTAGGGGTAACGTCTGTTTCCGGAAGCGTATAGCCGTCGTCCAGCTCTTCGCGTGTGTACACGCCCAGAATCACGTCAGGGCAGTACAGGCGAGCCCATTTTTTGAGGGCCAGGTAGGCGATCTGCTGCTTCGGATCGTCTGCCCACAGCGTCGAGTTCCGGGTTCGTGCCTGAGTCATCAAGGTGGTCAGTTCGCGCGGTGTATCCTCGCCCACGAACGTGGCCCAAACTCGGACGCCCAATCCTTTCTCGTCATTAATGTTCCAGTTTGGGACGCGATACTTTTTTGGCTGCCCGTGGTCATCCGTTTGTTTTTTGCTCTCGATCTCGCGGAAATTGCCAATGATTTTGTCCCAGTCGCCAAACCACTCGTAGTGGATTCGATCAAGGGTCGGGGCCCGGGTGGTGATGACCGCGTTGACCAGTTGGGCTTCATAGCTCAGTTGGCCGCCGTTAACGATGAAGGTCTTCTGCGCCACTTGGAATGGGTTCATTCCCCACTGCATGGACTGCATGATCACTGCCATGCAGTCAGCGGTGTTGCCGTGAAAGTGCTTCGGCAGGGTGGTTTTGCCCCCTGCCATGATGCCCGCGAGCTCAGTCATCGACTGCATGCTGTCGCGATTGAGGATCAGCCCAGTCGGGCTGGTGTCCATTGGTACGGTAGAAATCTGGGTTTGGGCGCTCATTACTAACTCCATAGCCGACGACTTTGGTCGGCCTCCGGGGTGGTTTAAGGGTTCGTTAGAACGACATGGCGCGCAGCCAGGCAGAGGCCTCGTCATTGGTGACGCAGAAGGCCATGGCTACGACCTCGACCACTTCGCTGGCGCTTGGAATGTTCGAGTCAGCGAATGCGTCTGCCGCTGGGGCCGGATCAACTGCCGCTACAAGCGTTTGTGCTGGGTCAGCAATCACTGGAGCCCCAACAACAGTAGCTGCTGGGGCGGGCGCAGCAGCCTGGGCACGCAGACGGGCCAGCTCTTCCTGATCACGCTGATACTGCGCTTCACGTTCTCGCTGCTGGCGCTGTTGCTCTTCCTGCTGTTCACGGTGCTTGCGTTGTTGTTCTTCCATGTCGCGGCGCTGCTGGTCCAGTTCGTCCTGCTGCTTCTTCAAGCGCAGACGGTCTTCCTCGGCGCGCTGCTTGCGCAGGTATTCAGCCTCTGCGTCGGCGAGTCGTTGCTTCTCGCGCAGCTCGTCCAGTTCTTTCTGCTGGGCCAGCAGCTTGGCAGCAGCTTCCTCTCGATCAATGGCAGCCTTGTGTAGCGCTTCCAATTGCTCAATGGCGTTGTCGCGAGCGATGGTGCCTTCGGCTTCAAATTCGCCATATTCTTCGGGCAGGATCACCGATTCCTTGACACTTTGCAGAACCGTTGCGACGTCGGCAGCGCTGCGGCTGGCGTATGCGGCAGCAACAGAACTGAAACGAGTAATTTTTGCCCGGATGGCTTCGATTCGCTCCTGCTCCAGGCGCTCTTTCTCAGCCTTAGCGTCGGCGACGCGCTTCTCCTCGGCCTTGATCGCTTCGTCAATTGGTTCTTCAAGTACGAGGACACGAGCCCTGAGGGTTTCACCGAACTCCTTGACCTGGTTGACGCGGACCTGAGCCTCTTTGACCTTTTGCTGATATGGAACCAACGCTGTCTTGGTGGTGTTTGCCAGGGCATAGCGCACGTCGCGTATATCTACGCGAACCTCTTTCGCATTTGCCAGGCCCTCACTCGTTGAGCAGTCCACGACCAGCTTGGCGTAGGTTGTTTCCAAGCGAACGATTTGTTCTTCGTGCGGCCGATATTCAGCGATGTCGGTAACCGCCACCGCAGGGGATACGGCCTTTTGCGCATCTTCGGCTTCGCTCATTTCAAGCGATTCTTTTGCGGGAGCTTTTTTAGGATTTGTGGACATGACGATCCCTCGCCGCGCCTGGCGCAGCATTGAAAGTGTTTGTGGTGTGGTTGCGCCGTCAAACGGCGGTAGAGGTGGAGGCGTTGTAGTTGGCGTAGATTTTGTCGATGCGCGCCCGGAAATAACGATGCTCTGCGTCGTCAATGACCCGCAGCATGAAGGCCAAGGTGACGCATGATGTTGCCGCCGCGCTGGCATTGGCCTTGCCCAGGTCGCGAATCATGTTGTCGATCTCGCCCTCGATCCAGCTCACGGCGTTCTGGTGGTCTCGCTGCGCGATGTTCATTCGATACCGCCTGCTGCCGGGCAAACCAACTCCATCTGCGCAATGGCTGCGCCGATGCGCAACTTCAGGCTTGCCCGCTCCTTGAGTCGGCGCGCCTCACGCTCAGACAGGTTGTCCGCCGTGTATTCATGGAACAGGTCGACGTGCTGTTTCTTCCCGAAGTTCGGCAAATCCCAGCGCCTGTCGGATTCCCTGGCCTGGGCGCTATCCGCGTAGCTGGTTGGCATGGCGAGTCTCCAGGCTCCGGGCGAGGGCGCAGGCTTCGTTGTGGTTGCGGCGAAACCCTTTCACCTTGCCGGTGGCGGAATCTACAACGTGGAAGAACTCATTGCCGGCCGGGATCACCCGAAACAGCGGCGAGGTCTTCGGTGCACTGGAGCCGACCAGCCCAAGACAAAGGGCCAAGGACATATTGCGGCGCTGGTTCATTGCGAGCGCTACGTCGCAGTAAGCGTGCTGACTTTGGTTCATGCTGCCTCCGGCCAATTGCACTCGATGCTCTTTTTTGCGTATGGCGATAGACGGTCGTAGCCGTTTACCGAGCCACAACCTGGCATTGTTCCTTCCAGCTCGACGCAGGCGCGAATGTCGCAACGGCGTGAGCAAACCCAGCCACCGTAGTGGCAGCGGTGGACAGTTCCGCCAGGCTCGGGGTGATAGGCGAGGCCGCCTTTCCACGATGGCGAGCCGCGCAGCTTGAGGCCGCACCCTCGGCACACCGCTTGAGTTTCAGTACAGTTATGCATGGCGATCTCCAGTGTTTGGGGTTAGGCGGAGACTGCAACCAGAACAGCTTCACGAAAGCGCGATGGGCTCCAGTCGCACGATTCGTCCGCCGGGATATGGCTGAACATCGCGGTGCAGCGTTTGCAATGCACGCAGTCGCCGCAGGTCTTGCCCTCGGGCAGGTTCATCTGGTCAGCGTTATCCGCAGACCGTGGATATGGCGCTCGTTGCTCAGGCATGACTCTCTCCATTCGTGGGTTCACCTGTATTCGTCAACACTCATGCCTCCCGCTGGTTGCCGATGGGCGCGGGGGAGGAGTGCTGACGGGTAGAGGTGAGGAACAGGTGCAGATGGCCGGAGACAAGCCCCCGGCGCGACAGGAAACCCCTGCGCATTCATCTGCTGTGTTGCGGTGATGCAGGTGGGCGGTTATAGGCCGCTGTTTTGTCCGCATTTGGCTGTGGACTTACTCCGGCGTACCGGCTGTCCGAGGGAACCGCTCGGCCTGCGTTTCAAATCACAATCCGATATGGCCTGCGCCTCAGCACGAAAGCTTTGCATATTGAACAAATGCCCAAGATAGGAAGATACTCACTGCTCACCCAAGGAAGGATTGACGGCCATGCAGATCGATTTGAAGGTTCCAGGCGCACTGACTCGTCAAACAGTCAAACAGCTGATTGCGTCGGTAGATGACTCCGACCATGTGCAGCTTCGAGTTACGCTTGCTGGTATTGCATTTATCTCAACGACGGATGTTGGAAATCAAAACACCGACAACCTCCTATTCAGATTCGAAACGTGGTGTGCTGGTAATGGCTACGTTGGATTGATGGCTGCATCTGACGATTCTTGGGTAGACCAAGTCTTCAATGATCTAAAAAATAACTGGCCGAAGCCAAAGTCTGATTACATTGAGGACTGAGCGCGAGTTTGAGCGATATTCACTGATGAGCGCGGGTAACCAAGTGCATCAGTGAAAAGGTCCGTCATGCTGCGATCATTGCTTGATGCGCACGCAGCTCAGTCACTGCCTCGCACGGCATGCAACCATCCGCATACAGATCGAAGAGGTCACTTTCTTCCTGCGATCCATCTACGACGTAATGCCCGAGCCAATTTCCAGCCCTGTTCAGCCAATCGCGATAAGTCAGATCAGATGAGTCTTCGCGACATTCGTCAGCTGCCATGGTTGCCATGTTGAGCATTGTGTTGCCCTCCGGTTGTCATCCCAGAACGCCCTGTCGCCAAGGCGCTCCAGTGATGCTTTCCGCCGTGACCCGCTACTGGCGTCGGCCTCCGGCTTTCTTCTGATTGTTCTTCCAGCCGCGGGCCTTTCGGCTTGTTCTCCCGCTGGATAACTGTTCTTGGCGCTTTACGCTGCACGCCCGGGTCAGTTGCCAACCCTCTGAACCGTTTCGGCCAGTTCATCGCTGCCTTTGAATCTGGGCCGGTGGTGATCCGGCAAGGGGTTTCGCTAAAGAGCGGCGCAGGTTTAGCTGCTGGCGATTCGCAGTAGCGTCTCGATGGATATAAATATAGGTAATCCCATATTTGTCGTCAATGGGTATTCCCATATATTTTATGAGAGGTGATAAAAAGCCCGCTCACTGGCGGGCTCATTTAGGAATCGCAGTACTCGCGCCATCCGATCCTGACGGCGCCGTCATCCAGATGCTCGATCCTTATGCCGGCGGTGTCGCCGATATCCTGGATGACCTGGTGCCAGGCTTCAGGGCTTTCATCGTCGCGCCTGGAAACCTCGATCAACTGAATCCGCTGTACCCGCGGAGAGGCGATCAAGCCTTGCAGGCGGCGGCCAACAAGCTCGTAGGAATTTCGTGGTTTTGATACGGAGTAGGGTGCCTGGTTCATGCTTCGCTCCTTGCGAATACTGTATTCATGAACAGTATTGTGTGCTTACATATCTTGGCAAGAGGGTGGCAGGAAGTTTCATGCACAAATGCATATTTCATGCTAAATGCATTCCGTTAGGCATGAAAAAGCCCGCGTTTGGCGGGCTTGAAATTGATGTCAAAGGCTTGAATCAGGTGGGATGACACTCATGGGTTGAATTCGTGGCTTTGTTTGTCACAACGAGTAGTAGCATGCGGCGAAATGCATAGCCCTGAGAGGCCCTGGTAAATGTCCGCTCCCGTCTCCAGCAAGTGCTAACACCTGAGCCTGTAGCTCATTAAGACCTACGGGACTCATGCCGCGATTTTTCATGCTTTTGATAGCGAAACAATCTGCTGCACTCTCGTTCCCCCCGACGTTGTGATGCGCGCATTCATGGCCCCACCAAAAAAGTTGCATCAGCGGTGAATAACTATTCATGACTATAGGATTAAACACAACTCTTGGCGGCGTCGCTCCGGTAAATGCCATACCGACGTCAGCGAGAGATGTGTCGAAGCTAAAATCTACGGGGGTTCCGGCGTAGTTAGCGCAGGTAAGCGGCATACCTGCTAAATAGAGAACATAATCCGCGCGCGCCGGAACAGTTAATACTAAGGACGCACCAATAGATGCACAGAAAAGCCGGGTCAATACCTTCATTTTCCTTTCCTCAGTTAATGAGCAATGCCTGCAGTTGTGAGCGTAGGTGAAATGAAAAAATTGTCACGCGTCCTAGAGGCCATCTTTGCGCACCGCTGAGCTCGTCGTAGACTTCGTCGGAGTTGTCAATCCAAGTAGATATGGAAATTCCCAGCCAATCTCTCAGTAGGATGTCGCGATCGACCGGGCCAATTGCCTGTCTGACATCAGCGGCGGTGCGCTGGTCGAGCGGTAGTATCTGGACGCCTGCTCAAACTGGGCGCCGCGAATCTCGCCATCCGAACCTATGTAGGCAAGGGCGTCGGTCTTGGCTGACTTGAAAACCTTTGGCGGCTCGGTCGTGAGGGATGTGGTCGCCCCAATTAAAATGGTTGGCGCGGAGATTGTGAGAAATATCGCTGCAGCAATTGGGTTGGCGCCATCACCCGATACGGCCTGAGTGCTAATTGGTGCCAGCAGCGAGGCCGCCAGGATCTTCCATGCTTTCATTCTTCGATGCTTCCATTGCGATCAGAGGGGCCACCATAGCAGGGCAGGGCGCTTGGCAGAAACAAGAAGCCCGACGCTGGGCCCATCCTTAACGCAGTCTCGTGCCCTAGCTGAAGCTGAACAGTCCAGGCTCCTACCGACAAAAAATTTGCGATGCTTTGTGATGTCGTATTGCCATCACGCGTCTGATCTACCGTGGACTCCTTGAGTAGCTTGAGCCACCGGTGTCATCTAATGAATATCATCAGGCGCTAAAATGCGTAACGAGATTCGTCGTTCGGCTGTAAAAGCCTGGAGGGATCTTCTATATCAGGCTGTAAATGAACAGGACGTCGAGGACAAGTATTTTATATTGCTCACGAGAGCCGATGAGATGGAGCGTGCCGGCCTTATAACAGAGGAGGAATGGAGAAAACTGATTCGCAAAGCGGGCGAGTTTCTAGCAAGCACTCTTAGATGATCTATTTGGGTGGGAGCGCCTCGAGCGGCCCACCTTGAAAACTGCTCTATGAACCAAACGTATTCATGCTTGGTCTGCTCTCAGATACAAGAAGCCCGGCGCTGGGCCGGGCTGCTGTTATTCAGATAAAGACAGGTCCAATTCCTGCTGGTTGCCAAACCGCTTAGCGAACTTTGCCTCGTATTCGGCCGCGGTCGAAGAGGACTCGGCCATCTCAAGAATCCGACCCATATGAATTCTCAGCGCTCTAACACCAATTTCATTTAGAAACTGGAAAAGTTTCTTTTTCTTTGGGTCTCGATCCCTAAGCGCTCTGAGCAGATCAAGTACTTTGCCGCTGCTTTGAGCGAGAGGGTAGTAAATATGTTTACGTGTAAGGTGCATAAGCTTCCAGGGCTTTCCGCGAGCAGGCACGGGGATCTTGTAGAGCCGATGCCAAACTAGGTAAAGCTCATTGGGGAATTCTTGCTCGTATTTCCTCGCCTCCTCCTGCACGAAGCTCTTGAAAGCTGCAACGATTTCTTCTCTGGTTCGATCATAGCCGGCCAAAGCATATACAAGCCCCTGAATACCCGCTTTGCCGGAGGCACCAAGAATAATTCGGGCCTGCTTTGCAATATGAGCCTGGCTTTTAAGTAGTTTTCCATCGGATTCGGCACTAACTATTGCGTTGCAAATATCAATTAGAATCGTTACGTCATAGCCATAAATGGTTGGAGATGGCACTCCCGTGCCCGTCGTCACGCCTTGAAAAATAACGGGATTTGATAGTTTTTCTTTTAGTTCGTGCCCAACGTATGGAGAGATTTTTTGTCCCCGAATAAAAACTGGGAGCCTGCTTCCCCCTTCGCCAAGACCCAGAGCTTCGCCCATGCCTCGCTGACTAATAACTGCAGTTTTTTGATCGTCATCCAGAACATAGCATTCGACATCAAAGCCAAATTCGTCACGAAAACTTCCCTTGTGCGTTGCACGCATAGGGCGCTCTCCCCATCGAGCCGCGGCTGCTTTCTTTGCTATTTCTTTGCGTGCGGCGGGAGTAAGCGCTTCAGCCCTGGCTTTACCCCCGATAGCTTTCGACTTATCTTTCTCAGACATGCAAGCACCTCGCTAGGTATATGCTTGCATGCTATATCGGTGACTAGATCTATGCAAGCATGATTGTTCAGAATGCTTGCAAGAATTTATTAAGGCTATTTGTGATCCCGGCCGACTCCCTGATTTTCCCCGCGCAGTACTTAACGACTTCGCCTTATGCGCGCGAGTCGTAGAAGTGATTCAGCGCTATCAGCTCAACCACCGCCACGATGGTGCAGAGCACAACGAAGCCAGGGCTGAAAACCCGCTTGCGATTGGATGAACTGTCGTCCGGCCAAATGCCAGCTTCGGTTGTGAAAACCACCATGAGCGCCAGCAGAGTATAGGTCCACACCTTGCTCCAAAAGCTTTGCTCTCGCCATGAGGTCGAAGGTTTTCCAAGGGCTGAAGGCATCAGTAAAACTTCTGCAGCGCCTGCACAACCACGCCCACGATCCGGCAGTGCTCGTCGACGGCCTCGATTGGGTAGCTCGGGTTCAGCGGTTTCAGGAACAGCCGTCCGCCGTCGCTGACCAGCTTCTTGAATGTGGCTTCGTTGCTGTCCGGCAGCTTGGCCACGACCAGCTTACCTGGCGCGACTTCAGCCTCAGTGTCCACCAGGATCAGCGTGCCCTCGGTGATGCTCTGGCCGGCGGGCGCTGTCATTGAGTCGCCTTTCACCTTCAGCCAGAACGCTGTGCCCTTGGAGTCGTACTCCGAGAACTCATAACTGTCCGAGAAACCGGCCGGGTAGGGTTCAACGGCTTCCGCCCAGGCGCCGGCAGCAACCCAGCTGATTACTGGGTAGCGGAATGATTTGGTGGGCTGGGCAGCAACCGAGATGTTCGATTCAGCAAAGCCGGCACTCGACCCCGGGGCCAGCATTGGCCCGATCTCATCGGAAAGCCATTTGGCGCTCACCCCGCATGCATCGGCGATCTTCACGACGTGCGCGGTGGCTTTTGATTTTCCACGCTCAAGGTCAGAAATCGACGTCTGCGTGATACCAGCTTTAGCGGCCAATTCGCCCTGATTGAGCTTGGCGTGCCGGCGCGCTGTCTTTAAACGGTCTTTGAATTCCATTCCGCGAGTATTACGGGTGCTCCCATATCCTTGCAAATCGGCATTCCCATAATCTACTATATGGGTATTCCCGTATGGAGGGGCGATATGAACAGTATTTACAAAGACCTCGTTGCCTTCATTGGCACTCAGGAGGTCACCGCTGAAAAGCTCAAGGTTGATCAAAGCACCGTTTCCGGTTGGGTTCGCGGGAAGCACGGCATGTCTCCAGTGGTTGCCAAGCGAGCGGAGGCGTTGACCGGAGGTGCTTTCAAAAAAGAATCCCTTTGTCCGTCGTTTCCATGGGCCGAGATGGCCGCCTAAGTGACATCCCTGCCCGCCGTTCCATTGAAGCCAGATTAGAAGAGAGCAGTCCCCATGCAAACGTCCAGTTCCAGACACACCGTACAAACCCGTGATCAGGTGCTGGTCGCTCATGCCCAAAACCAGATCGCCCGCACCAGCTTGAGCCAGGACGACTTCGCCCAGTCGTTGAGTCGCGGGCTGCACCTGTCGATCCCGGATCGAGCCCAGAAGAAAGACGTTCCTGACTTCAACTCTACGGAACTGACCGCCGACGTAAATGTGTTTGTGAAGGCTACCGGCCGCTGGCTCAAACGTGTTCAGCGCTGGCTGTCCGGCGATCAGGAAATACCGTCGTGGCTGGAAGAGTCGTGGGTCAACGCCCTTGAGCCTGAATTCCGGGACCACTGCGTAAACGAACTGGCGAGCCGTCACGGCCTGACCGGCGCCCGCCAGATGACCAGCGATCAATGCGCGAACAAAAGCTTCGGTGCACTGATCCGCGCCTTGGGCGATGTGATCGACACCGGGAGCGAAGTGTTCGACGACCAGGTGATGTGCGAACTGGATCTGCCGCACTTGCCGGCGTTTGCCAGGCAGTGCCGCCAGGTTGAAGCGAAGGCGGGGGAGTTGGGGCGCCGTGCGGAGCAACTGCTCTCTGCGCCCCGGCCACTGAAATCCATCGCCTGAATTCCAGGCACAAAAAAGCCGACGTACGAGGTCGGCTTCTTCAACAGCTTTATGCGAGAGAAATCATGCCAAACATTTTTCCGATACACAACCCTCGGGGGTTCACCCGAATGGACAACCAGATGATGGATGGCTTGATGGCCATCGATTTGTCGGCGCGCGAAATGAAGATCGTTCTGTACGTGGCGAAGGCCACCTTGAACTTCAGCACGGGCGCCCATCGCATCCCGGCGGTCGATATCGCCAAAGCAACCCACATCCACCCTGACACGGTGTCGAAGGCTATCTCCGGCCTGCTGCGCCGTCGCGTGCTGTACCGAGAGGGTGGTGCGCGCGGTGACATTGGCGTTTGCGACCCAAAAGAGTGGATCTTCGTAGTAGAGCCGAAACAGACCATATCGTCTGATTCGGCTCAAGTAGTCCGAATCGGCTCAGCTGCGAAACAGACCAAAACCGACGACTCCCTTCTTTATACAAAGAAAGAACCCCTATTAACTCTTTCTTCGAAAGAGATTAATCCGCCCCAAGAGCCAGTCGAACCGCCGAAGCCTGACCGCAAGGCACCGTTCGGCATGACTCAACTGCTTGCCGACAACCCGCACAACGTCCCTGAGCAACTGCTGGCCGACTGGCTGACACAGCGCAAGGCCAAGCGCGCCGCAGTGACCGCCACCGTCTGGTCAACCGTGAACACCGAACTGGCCAAGTGCGCCGAGGCCGGGATCACTGCAGACGACGCAATCACCGAAGCGCTGAATTCGGGATGGCAGGGTTTCAAGGCTTCCTGGGTGATCAAGCGCTTGGCTGAGTCCGCACCGGCACCAGCTCCTCAGTCACGCCACACCGGGTTTGCCGAGCGCAACTACACCGATGGCCTGATTCAGCGTGAGGACGGTTCCTATGCGATCTGAGCCCGCCCAGCAGACTCCTGAACTGCCGCCTGGTACCCGCATCCAGCCCGCCGAGTGCGAGACCCACGGCCACTACGACCAGAAGGTTTTCCCGGTGCTGGGCAAGGAGCTGAAGAGCGGTTGCCCTGAGTGCGGCCGGATCATTCGCGAGAAGGCCGAAGCTGCGGAGTTGGTCAACAAGGCGATGGAGCTCCGCATGGCCATGGAACGCAAGCTCGGTGCCGCGCTGATTCCCAAGCGCTTCGCCAGCAAGACGCTGGATGGATACGTCGCCACCACCGCGGAGCAACGCAAGGCGCTGAACACCTGCCGTCGGTATGCCGCTGAGTTCGCCCAGATTGCCGAGACGGGCCGCTGTCTTTTTCTGCTTGGCAAGCCCGGTACCGGCAAAACGCACCTGTCCGTGGCGATCGCCAACGAGATCATGGCCAAGTCCAGCGCGACGGCCGTATACCGAACCATCGGCGCCGTGTTGCAGGCCATCCGCGCCACCTACGACCGCTCCAGCGACCAGAGCGAGAGCCAGATTCTGTCGAGCCTGATCAGCCCCACGCTGCTCATCCTGGACGAGATCGGGGTCAGCAAGGAGAAGCCCAGCGATTTCGAGTTGACGACCCTGTTCGCGATCATCAATGGCCGGTACGAAGAACTGCGTCCGACGGTGATCGTTTCCAACCTGGATGGGCAGTCGCTGCCAGGGGCTATCGGCGAGCGCTGCATTGACCGGCTGCGGGAGGGCGGGGTGATCGTCATTCCATTTGAGTGGGAATCGCAGCGCGGGACGGAGGGTTTCTGATGTCCGACAAAATCTCAGTCAACTGCCAGGCCAAGCTCTCCGAAGTCATTACCAAAATCAGCGCCATGTACAAAGACAAGAAGTTTGTCGTGGTGACCCTGCGCCCGGGCAAGGACCGAACGCTTGACCAAAACCGGCTGTGGTTTGGGATGTACAAGCGCATCGCCGAAATGACCCAGATCGGCGACCCGGCCGACGCCCGGCGCTACTGCAAGCTGCACTTCGGCGTGCAGATCCTGTTGAACGAGGATGCTGGCTTTCAGGCCGAGTGGTACCGGGTCATGCGTCATCTACCGTATGAAACGAAGCTGGCCATGATGGGCGAGTGCCACTTGTTCGGGCCGGACGGCTTCCCTGTGACCAGCCTGTTCAACCGCGCTCAGGGCATCAATTACACCGACCGCATCGCTGCCTATTTCACAGGCCAAGGTGTGGTTTTCACTGATCTACTCAGCAAGGAGGCTGCATGATCGCCAAGCAACCCAAACCGAAGAAGTGCAAGAACCCGGCATGCGGCATCAGCTTCACGCCGCAGCGCCTGGGCCAAGCCGTGTGCAGTCCGAAATGCGGGTTGGCCATCAAAGACGTGAACCAGGCGAAGGCGCGCAAGTCGCTTGCCCAGGTCGAGCGCCGCGAGATCAAGGTCCGTAAGGAAAAGCTGAAGAGCAGGGCGGACTACCTCAAAGACACACAGCAGGCCTTCAATGCCTGGGTGCGCGCCCGTGACGCGGCACTGCCGTGCGTCAGCTGCGGCCGGCACCACCAGGGCAAGTATGACGCTGGCCATTACCGGACCGTGGGGAGCAATCCGGCATTGCGCTTCGAGCCGATGAACTGCCACCGCCAGTGTTCGCCGTGCAATACCCGGCTTTCCGGGAACATCGTGAATTACCGGATTGAGTTGGTGAAGCGTATCGGCGCCGAGGCGGTTGATTGGCTGGAAGGTCCTCACCAGGCCAAGAAGTACACCGTTGATGAATTGAAGGCGATGACCGCCGACTACCGGGCAAAGACCAGAGAGCTGAAAAAAGGGGAAGCCGCATGACCTATCGCAACGTTGTTTCAGCAGTAGTTCGCGCCCTTGCGGCCGAGACCATCAGTTCCGCCGGCGGCTGCGACTTTGAGCCGAAGGTGCAGTGCGCCAAGCAGAAGGGGGAGATCGTCGGCAAGGAGGCGGCGTTTCTCCAAGACTGCTGGGTGTTCGGCCGACTGCACAAGACACTGACCCCGGCAAACTGGCGGGTGCTAGTGGCGAAGTATTCGACGCACCAGGAGCGCAAGCACGACGCAATTGCAGAGTTGACCCGGTCTGTGCGATCGCCAGCGCCTGAACGGTTCCTGCACTGCGCCGTGGTGACATGGGCTTTGCCTCGGCTGCCAGGCGTGGACGGGAAGCGTTCCACCAATGTGCTGCCGGCCGGCTGGTACGAAATGGACAACTGGTCTGATGAGCCGCATCCGATCAAGACCCAGGAGCGATGGAGGCGGGAGATCCGCAAGGCGTTGGAGAGCGGCGTGGACCTGGCCCTGGTCGAGGCTCAGTACATTTTGGAGCGAGAAGGCCTTTTAATGGCAAATACTGCTTGACCTGATCTGATCCATTGAGCTAATCTATAGCCATTCTGTGGTTCTGCGCGAGTAAGAATCGCATACCGAGCGCTAAGCGGCGTCGGCTGGCTGTTGATGTTGGGTTGTGGTGCAGTGGTTTTTTTCACGTGGTTCCTGCAAGCGGTAGTCAATACCCCCAATCAAACGAAGCAGTCCGGACAAAAAGGAGGTGATTGTATGGTGAAATTTTTGAAGGTTTCTGCGAGCAACATGGCAGCAAATGCTTTAACAGCCCTCTACATCAACAACCTGCCGGCGATGACCATTCGAGCCCTCTGACGATTTCAGAGCTGCTCATAAAGTTGTATTGCACTGTTTGTCCGGTGCGCCCAATTCAAAAACCCGCCAGTTAGCGCTGAGCGGGTTTTTTATTGCCCACGGAAAGGGCGATTCAGCAAAAGGAATTTGCAGATGTTGAAAGAATTCAGATGCGGTAACTGCAACCGACTTCTCGCCCGCACGGGTGGGTTTACAGAGCTCCAGATCAAATGTTCCCGGTGCGGGACGTTGAATCATGTGAAGGCCGCGAGCCTCGAGCAATCGCCCATGAGCGCCATACGCCCAATACAGAGGCCTGAACTTAAATCAGCTAAGTAACGGAGTTTAAAATGGAAAACGCAAATTCGGCGTCTCAAACCTTGCAAGATCTTTGGACCCAAGTGCAACCGGTGGATAACACCGGCATGCTTAGGCGAGTGGTTTTTGGGGACGGCAAGTTTTATGCGGCTGGTGGCAACGGTCTTCCCACAACCACTCAGCTTGTCAGCGGAGGCGCGACGGGTACAGCTTGGTCCAAGTTTAAGGACGTCGTCACCTCTGATAGCGGAAAGGTCCTCAACGATCTGTACTGGAACGGTATTGGGACACAGCTTCAAGCCCTTTCTCAATCCGGCAATGTGGCCTACGGCAGCACAGCACGCCCTGAAAGGGCTTGGACAAACATTACGGCAACTGTTCGCGTGTCCGGAGACTTGCAAGGCATTGCTTATTATCAGCCAATTTCCGGCAGCGACGCGACCTGGATACTGGTTGGGTCTAACGGTAAAGTCTTTTCCCGTTATGGCGATTGGTCAGGCCAGGTGGAGCGCACTACGACCTTCACTTCTGGCGAGACTGTGCACTGCGTCAACGTCATTGGCGTTTTTGTGTTGGTTGCGGGATCGAATGGGAAGCTGCTTAGCGCTGTGAAGATGGCGACGCGTGATTCGCAATCATTCTCGACCGTAACCAGCACCTTCGGCACCAGCACCATCCTTTCCATGAAGCTTTGCAACGGGAAAATGTTTATCGTTGGTGCGGATGGCAAGATGGCATATTCACCCGATGGGCTTAACTGGACTGCTGTTGCAGATACCAGTTTCGGTGGAACCATCATCCGCGACATTGCTTACGGTAATGGCAAGTATGTAGCTGTCGGCGACGGCGGCAAGACAGCCGTTTCCGAGGATGGGATCGGTTGGGTTCAGCAAGCCAACACTTTCGCAGGAACCGATATCCGGAGCGTCGCCTACGGCAACGGCAATTTTGTAGCTGTTGGTGCAGGCGGCAAGATTGCTTACTGGACTCCATGATCTTCTATCTGCTTGCGTAATAGAGCCCAGCCGTCGCGCTGGGCTTTTTCATTTCTGATTCAGGCTCGCCACAGCCAGGGTGGCCCTTCGGGGGATGCCTGGACGCTGATAAGCCAGTAGTGCAGCGCTACGGGAAAATACCGGCAGCCCGTGCATCCTGTTCACAACTGACTTCCAGGGTGGCATCGGCAGACAGCGCGGAAAGATGCGCACACCTATTCAGGGCCTCGACATGATCGGGGCCTTTTCGTTTTCGGCCTCGCCACACCCATTGCTCCAAGCTGGGAGTGCTGTTGGGGCTGATTCAAATCTGCAGGTCATGGCCTGCTGTACTCCCAACTCCCTGACGGGGAGGAACCGAGATGTCCAACATGCCAGACAAACCAGACACATGGGCAATAGCGCTTGCGTGGTTGAGCCAGCATTCGCCAATCCTCTATGCGGCTGCGCTGTCCTGCGCCATGGCCGTCCTGCGCATCACCTACGGCGGCGGTACGCGGCGCCAGATGCTGGTGGAGGGGGCGATCTGTGGCGGCCTTACGTTAACCATCATCAGCGGCCTGGACTTCTTCGGCCTGCCCCAGAGCATGGCGACTTTTGCCGGTGGCTGGGTTGGCTTCCTAGGTGTGGAGAAGATCCGCGCCATTGCCGATCGTGTGACGGACTTTAAGTTGCCAAGCCGCAAGGTTGATTAATCCGCGCCACGTTCTCGAATGCTTAAAAACGTGGCGATGATCCTTTTGATTAAATGCCGATGAATTTTGTTACGTGTGGGTCAGGAAAGTCGTATTCAGTGTTGGCAGTAGCGATGGAGCCCCACAGATGTTGAATCGTGTTTGCATTCTTCAGGCTGGTCAGCACAGGCACGGTTGCGAACCCCATAGAGTCCAGCGTCAAGGAGCGGTGCCTGCCGTCACTGAATTCAACTGTGCCGTCGAAATTGACGTGCAGCATTGGAATATAAAGCGTCCCTGTAGTTGAGAGTGTTTGGTAGTTCGTAGCTAGACGTTTTGGCCTGCTCTCATTTGCGTGAAACTGGTCCATAGCGACTTTCACAGCTGCTTTGGCATCCAGAATCAAAATCACCGGTACGTCCTCGTCTGAAAAATTCAGAACCGTAGCGGTAGGCGGCCAACTATTTTTAGCTAAGCAGATCATTTTCGGCATCGCTTTGAAATTCCTTTTTTGAGTTCAAGGAATAGGTGGTGGCATATTGAGATTGTTTCAAGTGGTGACGCTAAATGTTTAGACCGGGTCCTCCATCATCACTGCTTGAACTGTCCGATTTATCTGTCGTAGATGCCCGCCTGATCCCCGCTCCCGAGGTATGGGAATGGCTCCAAGCCGAGATCATCGCCGGCACCGGCAGCATCCACAACGAAGACCATGCCCATCTACTGGATGCAGACATCCGGGTCATGTGGGCGTCGTCGAGCTTCGAGAAACAGGGCAGAACAGTCCTGGGCCAGGCCGAACAGGTAGCGTTCCGCGCCGGTGGCTGGCAGAAAGCCCGGATGGAGCAACAGATGCGTGATTGGTTTGGCGACGTGCCGGCCTTCATCATCACCTTGGCTGCTGACTACTGCGCCGAGTGCAGCGACACCGACTTCTGCGCCCTGGTGGAACACGAGCTTTATCACATCGCCCACGCCACTGATAAGTACGGCCAGCCAGCCTTTACCAAGGAAGGAGCGCCCAAGCTTGAGATGCGCGGCCACGACGTCGAAGAGTTCGTCGGTGTGGTCCGTCGCTATGGTGCGAGCCCTGACGTTCAGGTGCTGGTGGACGCTGCAAACAAACCCGCCGAGGTGGGGAAACTGAATATATCGAGGGCTTGCGGAACCTGTCTGCTCAAGCTGGCCTGAATGTGAGACAGGCATGAGACGGAACCCAATCTATGGCAGCCCTGAAAAACGATGTGAAAGCCTTCATCGTTCAGGCTTTGGCGTGTTTCGATACTCCCACTCTCGTCTCACAAAGCGTTAAGCAAGAATTCGGCATCGATGTGACCCGCCAGCAGGTCGAGCAGCACGACCCAACAAAGCGCGCTGGAGCCAATCTGGCAGCCAAGTGGCGGACTCTGTTCGAAGACACTCGCAAGCGGTTCCGTGAAGAAACAGCAGAGATACCTATAGCCAATAGAGCCCATCGGCTCCGAACTCTTGGGCGTATGGCTGAGAAGGCCGAGAACTCAAAGAATATGGCGTTAACGGCCCAGCTATTGGAGCAGGCTGCCAAGGAGACGGGAGACGTCTACGTCAATCGTCGCGTTGAGCCTGACAAGTCTTTGGATGAAGAAATCAAACGTCTTGAGATCGAGAAGCGTAAGGCCGAGCTCAAGCTGATAGAGAAGGGCGGTGGCAACTCCAATGCCCAACTGCTGGCTGACCTGATCGCGAGGTTGCCGTCATGATTGCGAACACCGGCAACCTGATGCTGGATCGCCAGCTGTCTCGTTGGTACCCACTCAAGGATCATCCGGTGCAGCTCGCCTTGGTGGTGGCCGTATCGGAAGGCATTCGTTTCCCATTGGTGCCAGCTGGACGACGTAGCGGCAAGACCGAGCGGTTCAAGCGGTTCGTTGTAAAGCAGGCATCGGCGTACAGCGGCATGTACTTCGCCGCCGCACCAACGCACGCCCAGGCTAAGAAGATCTTCTGGGATGACCTGAAAGCTTTCACGCTTTGCTGTATGCACAGTCGCCGGCCGTCCGAGTCGGACCTGATCATCTACCTGGACAATGGTAGCGAGATTCACGTCATTGGCCTGGATAAACCGCAGCGGATCGAGGGTATCCCGTGGACTGGTGGCGGCATCGACGAGTTTGCCGACATCAAGCCGGATGCCTGGGAGGCAAACATTCTCCCGGCGCTGAACACCGTCAACCCGACCATGCCGGATTACAGGGCCTGGTGCTGGCTGCTCGGTGTACCTGACGGCCTGAACCACTACTACGATCTTTGCATGCAGGCAGAGTCGGGCAACGACCCGAATTTCCGGGTGTTCCACTGGAAGTCGGCCGAGATTCTTCCGGCTGACGTGATGGACGCAATGAAGCGGGCCATGTCGGCCAAGCAGTTCAAGCAGGAATTCGAAGCCTCTTTCGAAACGGCTTCTGGCCGGATCTACGAGGACTACAGCAAGGCGAACACTACGGATGCAGCCATTGAGCCGCATGAGCAGCTGATGTGGATGCATGACCAGAACTTCACGCCTCTGTCATCTGCGATCGGTGTCCGGCGCAACGATGGCAAAGACCTCTATCTGCTGGATGAGATCGTGCTGATCAGTGCGGTATCGAAGCAGTCGGCTGCTGAGTTCGTGGACAAGTTCAAGGATCACAAAAACAAACACGTCCTGATCTACGGCGACCCGGCGGGCAAGGCGGGCGAGAAGCACGGTCACGCGTCTGACTACACCGACATCGAGGGCGTGCTCAAGGCTAATGGCTGGACGTACACGCGCAAGGTCAAGCCGGCGCACCCGTCCATCAAGGATCGGCAGAACGCCGTCCGGGCGAAGATCCTGACCGCCTCAGGCGAAACCAGCCTGTTCATCAACCCGGTCACCGCTCCCTGGTGCCACAAGGGTTTGAGTACGGTTCAACTTCAAATGGGCTCGACCTTCCAGGAAGACCAGAAAAACGAATACCAGCACATCACCACGGCGATTGGGTATTGCATCGACGTCGAGTGGCCGTGCATCAAACGCACAGGCGGAACACGCCGAATTGGAGGCTTGGCCTGATGCCAGTGCAATCGACAAACCCCGACTACGACGCGCACATCGCCGAGTGGGAGATGATGGACGACGCGCTCGAGGGTGAGTGCGCGGTGAAGCGCAACGAGCGCAATCTGCCCAAGCCGAGCGGCATGGTGGAAGCGGAAAAGCTGGATGGCGCGGGCAACAAGTACCTATACGAGAACTACACGAACCGGGCTCAGTACGAACACTGGGTGCGTGATTCGCTTCGGTCGATGATGGGGCTTGTCTCGCGGCTGATTCCGGAGATCGAGCTGCCTGCCGGACTGAAAGGGCTGGAGGACAACGCTACATCTGACGGCTTTGGGCTGAAGCAGTTGTTCTTCCGCATGGTGCGCCAGGCTATCTCGCACGGCCGGGTGCCACTGGTGGTGAACATTGATGATAGCGGCGAACCGTATTTCTCGACGTACGCCACGCGCAACGCCATCAACTGGGACACCGCTGACCAAGGCGGCCGGCAGGACCTGGTCCTGTCGGTGTTCCGCGAATTCCGCAAGAAGGGCGGCGATCGCTACAGCCATGACTGCGACGCGGTGTTCCGTGAGTTCTTCATGCTCGACCGGGTTTGCTACACCGCCGTACGCAATGAGGCCGGCGAGTTGATCGACGACGAGCGGCCGCTGGGCACTACCGGGACGGATAACCGCCTGGTCAAAGGCTTGCCCTACCTGCCGGTGATCTACTGCGGATCGACAGACAACTCGCCGGACGTCGACGAGGTGCCGCTGCTGACCATGGCGCGGGCCGCGCTGAAGTCCTACCAGTTGAGCGCTGACTACTTCACGTCGCTGCATCAGACCAGCCACCCGCAGCCGTGGGTCTCTGGCCTGGATGAGGCGGTGGAGTTGAGCGTCACCGGCCCTTCGGCGGCATGGGATCTTGGGCCTTCCGGTTCCTGCGGTTACCTGGAGTTCCAGGGCGCCGGCATCGAAGCCGTGCGCAAGGCCATGGATGACCAGAAGAATGCCGCGCTTGAAGCTGGTGCCAAGGTCATGGACGTTGCAGGGACTGAGTCGGGCGAGGCGCGCAAAACACGCCAGAACGACCAGCACGCAACGCTGCACAGCATCGTCATCACAGTGGCCGAGGCGGTGGAGCAGGGGCTGCGCTATGCCGCCGAGTGGAAGGGATACGACCCTAAACAGGTCAAGTTCAAGGTGAACCCTGAATTCGTGACCCCTGTGGTCGACGCCCAGGTGCTCGCCGAACTGCTCAAGGGTGTGATGGCTGGCACGATCAGCGCCGACACCTACTGGCAGTACCTCACCACCGGCAAGTTGCCGGAGCGCCCCTACGACGAAGAAGCCGACCTGATCAGCGACGAACGCGAGTCGGCCGGCATCAACTTGGACAAAGACGATGCCATCGACAAACCTGGCGCAGGCGGACAACCAACTGCTGGAGCAGACGACCCGCCACTCGGTAATGCTGGAGCGGCTTAAGGCAGGCGAGGTCAAGAAGTTCGAGAAGTACCTGCGCCAGATCGACAAACTGGTGCGGGATCAACTGACTCGCAAGGAGCTGACTACCTACAGCCGGGACCGTCTTGAGCAGTTCCTGGCCCGGGTGGACGGCAAGCTGCTGGAGATCTACAAGGCCTACGGTGACCTGGTGCAGGCTGATCTGGTCGATATCGCGCTGTACGAGTCAACCTTCGAGGCTAAAAGCCTGAGCAATGCACTCTCCATCGATGCGGTGGTGCCGACCAACACGGTGATCCGTGCGGCGGTGTTCTCCTATCCGCTTCAGGTAAAGGGCATCGACGGCGGGAAGCTGCTGAAGAGCTTCGTCAGCGGCTGGACGCGGACCGAGACGATGCGCGTCACGAACACCATCCGGCTCGGCTTCGGACAGGGCCAGACCAACGCCCAGATCATTCAGGCGATTCGCGGTACTGCGGCGCAGAACTTCACGGACGGCGTCTTGGCGGTGAGCAACCGCAACGCTGCCGCCGTGGTACAAACGGCAATCCAGCATGTGGCCACTACAGCGCGAATGGAGACGCTGAAGGCCAATAGTGACGTGGTGCTGGGCTATCGTTGGGTGTCGACTCTCGACCGCAAGACCTCGCAGCAATGCAAGGGCCTGGATGGGATGCGTTTCGACCTGGGGAAAGGTCCTCTGCCACCGGCGCACATCAACTGCCGGTCAACTACGGTGCCGACCACTAGGCTTTCGGAGATGTTCGCCAAGGACGCCACGCGCGCCTCGGTGGGCGATAACGGTGGGGCCCAGGTCGACGCAGGCCTGAATTATTACGAGTGGCTGGCAACGCAGCCGGCGAGCTTCCAGGATCATGCCCTTGGGCCGGTCCGGGGTAAGTTGTTCCGTGATGGTGGCCTGACGCCGGAGAAGTTCGCCAAGTTGCAGCTCGACAAATCGTTCAAGCCGCTGACGCTGGCGCAGTTGAGGGAAGCAGAGCCTGACATGTTCACCCGAGCAGGCGTTACACTCGGCGCTCAACTAGGTTGAGATAGCGCATGCAGATCATCGTTGAGGACGGGAAGGGTAGGCCAGAGGCGAATAGCTTTGTGCCGCTGGAGAAGCTGACCTTCTACAGCGACTACTACGGGTTCCGGATACCTGAAGCTGAGGCTGACCAGGTCGAACTGCTGCTGCGCGCTGCGGCCGACATCAATGGCCGCCAGTGGAAGGGTCGAAAAGCCAATCCTGAGCAGGCGATGGCTTGGCCCCGGCGTGACTGCAAGATCGAATACCAGACGCTCTCCGAGACTTTCGTGCCCTTTGAGCTTGAATGGGGCCAGGTGCGGCTGGCGGTCGAGCTATACGCTGCCGAACAGCGCTTCCTGATCGAGGAGCCGACGCATTGCACTGAGCCGAATGGCCGGCGCACGCGGCTCAACCGAGATACGCCAGGCCTGCGAATGCGGCCGCCGCCGTACGCGCCGAGCAGGACACAGTTCGCCGACTACCTGATAATGCGGGGATTGCATTTAGTCGCTAAGGAGTAGCTGATGTTCAAACTGCTGCGATGGGCATTTTTGCTCGTAGTATTCACCACCGTTATTGGCTTCGTTTTTTTGCTCGGGCTATCTTTTGGCCTTAGCAACAACCACGACAAGTTCATTACAGAGACCGTGCCCGTCCTATCAATGCTTGGCGGATGGGTTGCCGGCATTGGCGCGCTGGCAGCAGTTCTCACTACCCTTTGGCTGGCTGATAAGCAGCGTAGAGATGACGTCGAGAACCTACGCGTTTCTGTTCGCTCTGCCATCGCGGATACTGGTGAGGGAGGTTGGTTTATTGCACTCGGGATCACGTCTGATGGCAAGCGCCCAGTCAAAGTGACAAGTCTCTCCGTGCAGTCGCCGCATGCGAGAAATTACCTTCATATCAGCCAGTTCTGGTGGGGTAGTGATCCATTGCCAGCGGCGATGACATACGGCGACAGCATTTCCTTGCATTTGGCGCCTGGTTTTGATCGGCAGATTAGTGGTTACGTGCACCAACACTGCCACGGCAAAACCGCGGGCTTGCAGTTTGTTGTAAGCACGACACTCCATGAATTCAAAGCTTCCATAGACAAGAATCTGCTCACCTTGAGCGACTGAACCTAAAACCTGCTTCATACCAACCTCGGCCATGCCGGGGTTTTTTTATGCCTGCAAAGCGGGCCGACCAAACCCAAGGGGTGCACCAAGTGGCAGACGAAAACCAGATTGATCTTGAAGACCCGGCAGTTCAGACCGCCATTGCTTCAGCCGTTGAGGCTGCAACCGTGGGCCTTAAGAACAAAAACACCGAGCTGCTTGGCTCGCTCCGGGCCACCAAGACCGAGTTGGACGGCTTCAAGACCCAGTTCGAAGGCCTGGACATCGCAGCCGTGAAGGGCCTGCTGACCAAGGTTGGCCAGGATGAAGAGACCAAGCTGATTGCTGAGGGCAAGCTGGACGAGGTCATCACCCGCCGTACCGAGCGCCTACGCACTGACTATGACACTAAGCTGGCCGCTGAAAAGGCTCGTGCGGACAAGGCTGAGCAGTTCGCTGCCAAGTACAGCGACAAGGTGCTGGCCGACTCCATCCGCGCTGCGGCCATCAAGGCTGGCGCGCTCCCTGAGGCTGCCGAGGACATCATCCTGCGCGCCCGGGGCACTTTCAAACTCAGTGAAGACGGCGAGGCGATTGCCACCGACCGTGACGGCGAGGTCGTTTACGGGAAGGACGGGAAAACCCCGCTGTCGCCGTTCGAATGGGCGGAATCTCTGCGTGAAACAGCAACACACCTGTGGCCAAGGGCTCAGGGTGCCGGTCCGACCGGCGATCAAGGTGGCAAGGCCACGAAAAAGTGGGGCGAGTACACGGAAACCGAGCGCGCTGCGATCGCCCGTGACAACCCTGAGCTCTTCAAGAAAATCCAGGCCACCAAAGGAACCTAATCCATGGCAACTACCCAACTGACCGACATCTTCGTCGGCGACTACTACGCTTCCCTGGCACCGGTTAACAGCCCGGAAAAAACCGCTGTTTATGAGTCGGGCATCGTGACTCGCTCCCCTGTGCTGGATGCGATCGCCTCCGGCAGTCAGGGTACCGCCGAGATCAGCTACTGGCAGGATCTCAACGCTGATGAAGCACCCAACATCAGCAACGACGACCCGAACGACCAGGGCGAAGTCGGCAAAGTCACCCAGGACAGCATGCGTGCCCGCGTCCTGTACCTCAACAAAGGCTACGGCGTAACCGACTTGACCGCTGAACTGGCGAACACTGAGCCGCAGCAGCAGATTCGTAACCGTTTCGGCACCTACTGGACCCGCCAGTGGCAGCGCTACACCCTGGGCGCAGCTCGAGGCATCATCGCCTCGAACATTGCGAACAACGGTGGTGACATGGTCATCGACGCGGGCGCAACCATCAGTGCGAACGCCTTCCAGGACTCTGCCTTCACCGCCGGCGATGCCGCCGACCAGTTCGGCGCCATGGCGTGCATTCGGTCGTGATGAACCAGATGGTCAAGCAGGACCTCATCGAGTACCTGCGCGACTCCGACGGCAAGATCATCCTGGCCACCTACCTCGGCAAGCCAGTGTTCATGGACGATGCCCTGGTGTATGGCGCTGGCAAGTACTTGTCGGTGTTCTTCGGCCAAGGCGCTTTCGGTTACGGCGAAGGCACTCCCAAGGTGCCAGTAGAGCTCGAGCGTAAGCCGGGCGGCGGCAATGGTGGTGGTGCCGAAGTGCTGTGGGAGCGAAAGACCTACATCCTCCAGCCCGCCGGCTTCAGCTGGAAGGGCTCCGAGGCTCAGAACCTCAGCCCGACCGCCACCCAATACGCCACTGCCGCGAACTGGCAGCGCGTCTTCAGCCGCAAGCAGGTCCCGTTCGCCGCTGTGATCAGCGGTACCACCACGCCGTAATTCGGCCCACACAACCTGGCGCCCTTATGGCGCCGGGATGCTTTTGAGGTGACTCATGAAAGTAATCTACACGGACAAGCCGGGCAAAGAGCGCGGCGTGTGCTACCGCCTGCTGAGCGAATTCTTCGGTGTCATCGGTTCCGCCACTGAGGTGGTCGTCGATGGCGATGCACCGGATATCTTCGATGCTTACCAGCCGCCGGAATCAAGGTTTCCGACGGCAAGGAGCAGGAAACCCCTGAAACCGACCCTCTGAAAATGAAGGTCCCCGAGCTGAAAGAGTGGCTGGCCGCGAAGGGCATTACCTTCGACGCGACCGCGAAGAAAGAAGACCTGCAGGCCCTGGTGCCAGCGGAATAAGGACAAACACATGACCGACTTCATCACCGTTGCCGATGTTGATGCCTCGCTGGGTCCTGACTGGGCTGGCACCGGTGATCCGGTCCTTGCTGTGACCATGGCCAATGCCTGGCTCACCGCCAAGATTAAGCGGGCTGTTCCCGATCCGGTTCCGGCCGAGATCAAAACAGCCGGCACCCAGGTCGCCAAAGAGGCGGCGGCGGGCAAGTTGTACACGTCCACGCAGAAGGAAGTGCAGAGCAAGACTGTATCGGCTCAGTCCGGTACGTCCGTGAGCAAGACCTACGTGGCAGGCTCTACCGATCAGTCGGCGGGCGTCAACTTCGCCCTGGCGCTGCTGGCACCTTGGATTAAGCGCTCCGGCGTGATGATGCTGAAAAGGATCTGATCATGGGCATGCGTGAAGAAATTCAGGCTGAAATGGCCGACGCGTTCGACGACCCTGACGGCCTGGCCGACGCGGTCAAGCCGGTGACAGGCGTGCGCAAGGTAGCGGGCGAGTATGACCCCGACCTGGGCGGCGAGACGCCGGAGACCACCGTAACGTACGTGGGGCGCGGCGTTCTGGGCATTTACCTTTCCAAGGAAATCGACGGTTCCCTCATCCAGACCACCGACAAAAAGCTGCTGGTGCTGCAAAACGAACTATTCGTGTCTGAGGCCGGAGTGCCGACAGCGGTACCTGCTTCTCCGGCCATTGGCGATATCGTCAACGGGCTCCGGGTGATGAACGTGTCTGCGGATCCGGCAGATGCCACCTGGACAGCTCAGCTGAGGAAGTGACATGGCGACTCAGTCCGGCAGCTTCGCCCTGAGCCTGGCTGAGTTCGCCGCCCAAACCAGTGAGGCAATCGACGCCAGTGTGCGCGAGATCATCATCGAGGTCGGCAGCAGCCTGATTCGCATGTCTCCCGTGGGTAACCCGGAGATCTGGGCGCAGAATGCCGTGGCGACGCAGTACAACAAGGCCGTCGACGACCACAACAGCGCGCTGCGCAGTGATCCGGCCAACCTCACGAAAGGCGGCAGCTTGAAGAAAGGCCGTAAGCTCAACGACGGCATGGACATCAAGGCGCCTGAAGGCTACGTCGGCGGCCGGTTCCGTGCGAACTGGCACATATCGCTCAGCGTGGTCGAGAACGTCACCTTTGACGAGGTAGACCCGAGCGGCGCCGAAACCACTGCGGCGCTGGTGGCCGCGATGAGCGACTTCAGCGCCGGCCAGATGGCCTACATCATTAATAACTTGCCCTATGCCATTCCGCTGGAGTTCGGCCATTCCACCCAGGCCCCCGGCGGCATGGTTCGGGTCACCGTGGCTCGCTTTCAGCAGATCGTGTTGGAGGCTATCAGGAACAACCAGGTATGAGTCACGCAATCATCGCTTCGATCTACGAGGCCAAGCTCATCGTCTGGAACGCTGCAAGGTCGGAAAAGCTGAAGATCGTGTTCGAGAACACGGCCTACACGCCGGCGGATGGCGAGACCTACCTGCGAGCCTTCACCATCCCTGGGGATACCGCAAGCAACACGCTCGGCGGCGATCACCGGCTGTACACCGGCGTGTTTCAGGTCAGCATTATCGCGCCGGCGGGTACTGGCAAGACCAAGACCAACCCAATCACCACCGAACTGGTTGACCTGTTCCCGCTATATGCCAGGGACACGAAGGGCTTGGTCACCGTGGTGATCATGTCGCCAGTTGACCCAGCGCCCGGCATCACAGGCGATTCAACTTATACCGTTCCAGTTTCGTTCTTGTACCGAGCCGACACCAACTGATCCCGCCCATTGGGCAACCCCACGAACCCGCCATCGAGCGGGTTTTTTCATATCTGCAAAGAGGAAATACCCATGGGCTACAAAATTCCGGACGGCGGCACCTTCCAGCACGGCGCCACCTATGGCCCGGACATCCCATTTTCGGCGCTGAGCAACGCGGCTGAGGCCGTGGCCACCGTAACTGGCGGCACGCTCGCTGCTGGCGATATCGTGATCGTCACTTCCGGCTGGACTCGCCTGGGCAATCGGGTTGTCCGCGTCAAAGCTGCTACTGCTACCGCCGTCACCCTGGAAGGAATTGACACCACTGACCTGCAGGTTTACCCGGCGGGCTCTGGCATCGGCTCGCTGAAGAAGGTGCTGGCCTGGGTGCAGATTCCGCAAATCACCGATGTGGCTTTCGCCGGTGGCACCCAGAACTATCTGGACGTGGTGTTCCTGGAAGACAAGCAGGGCCGCCAAATGCCAACTGACAAGGCTGCCGCGAGCCTGGCGCTGACCATCGCTGATGACCCGGGGCAGGCGTTCAACGCCATCCTGCGTGCGGCGGATGCCAGCCAGACCATTCAGGCCGCGCGCCTGAACCTGCCGGGCAACGACACGCTGTTCTACGGCGCCTTCACCTCGTTCTCCAACCAGCCGACTGTGTCTCGCAGCAACTTGCTGACCCGGACCGTGAACCTGGCGCTGCAGGGCGAACCGACCCGTTACCTGACTGCGGTGGCATAACCCATGGCAAAGATCAGAATCGCCCAGAACCCGACGTTCAAGGCCTTCGTGTCGATCCCTATCGTTGGGGGCGAGCCCGAGAAGATCGAGTTCACCTTCAAGTATCGGGATCGTCCAGGGCTTGCCGCCTTGTTCGATGAATGGACCCTGAAGCGTGACGAGGCACAGGCCGCCCTCGGCGATAAGCCTACGCTTTCCGAAATCGTAGCCGCTGACACTGAGCAGCAAGCGCAGCAAATCAAGGACCTGGTGGTCGGCTGGGGCTTCGATGACAAGTTCGACGATAAGAGCATCCTGGCATTGGTGAAGTCCTGCCAGGGCGCTGCTGAGGCAGTTGTGAACGCCTACCAGAACGCATTCAGCCAGGCCCGCCTGGGAAACTGACAGACGCCGCCCGCGCACTCTACGCGCCGGCGGCACCTGCTGAACTGATGGGTCTGTTTGGGCTTTCCCCGGGTGACCTTGAGGAGGTGACCGAGGTATGGCCCTGCAACTGGCCGGCGTTCTTCCTGTTCAACCGGATGTCGACTCAGTGGCGGGTGGGCGCCGGCGGCGCGATCGGTCTCGACTACACCTGCATCCTCGACGTAGCCGGGTTCCTCGGCATCAAGAAAAAGAAACTCGCTGAAATCTTCCCTGACATTCAGGTGCTGGAAGGCGAAGCCCTGCGCGTCATGGCGGAGGAAAGGGAAAACAGCCCGTAACCACGGGCACTTATTCAAGGTGAGTCGATGAACATTGCAGAACTCGGCGTCAAGATCGACTCGGCCGATGCAATCCAGGCTAAAACGAGCCTGGATGATATGGCCAAGGCCGGAGGCCGGGCCGAGCAGTCTGCCGTTTCGCTGATGAACGAAATGCAGGCGCTGGAAAAGTCGCTGTCTACCAGCGCCAAAACCACCCAGGACCTGGCAAAGCAGCGCGACGCTCTCGCCAAGCTGACCAAGACCGGCGCCTATGGCGAGGCCGAGGCAGCGAAGATCTCGGCTCAGCTCGACAAGCAGCAGGTGGCCTTGGCCAAGTCGGCCATGGATGAGCAGAAGGCCCTCAACAGTCTGTTGGGTGCCATCGACCCGGCTCGCGCGGCCCTGGCCAAGCTGGATACCCAGGTAGAGCAACTGGGCAAACATCTGGATGCTGGGCGCTTGAGCCAGGAGGATTACAACAAAGCCCTGAGCAATATCGATAAGGATTACGCAAAGCTCGAAAAAACCAATACCGGTTTCGATAAGCTGCGCCTGGGCACTCGGCAAGCTCAGGAAAACGTTGTTCAGTTGGGCAATGCATTGTCTTCGGGCGACTGGGGTAGTGGTGTTCGCGCCGTGGCTCAGTTGGGCGCTGGCGCGGGCGCAGGGGCTGTTGGCTTGCTTGCCATCCTGACACCGCTGGCTCTGGCTACCGCCGCCGTAGGCGGTCTTGCATACGCCTACCATCAAGGCAGTGAGGAGCAAGATAACTACAACAAGGCGCTGATCCTCACAGGCAATTATGCCGGTGTGAGTGCGGGCCAACTGAGCGATATGGCGCGTCAGATCAGCGCAACGGTCGGTACTACTGGCCAGGCCGCAGAGGTGCTGTCGACGCTGGCAGGCAATGGAAAGATTGCGGGTGCGAGCTTCGTTGAAATTTCAGAAGCCGCCTTGGCGATGGAGAAAGCGACGGGGAAGTCTGTAGACGCGACGGTAGCGGAGTTCGTCAAGATTGCTGAGGACCCAGTTGCTGCTGCGAAGTCTCTGAATGATCAGTATCACTTCCTGACCGCCTCGGTTTACTCACAGATTGTTGCGCTTAAGGAGCAGGGCGACACCATTGGTGCAGCGAAGCTTTTGACCGACACTTACGCCGACACCGTAAAGGGCAGGGCTGGTGAGATCACTCAGAATCTCGGCACTATCGAAAGGGCGTGGAAAGGCATCACGGATGAGGCCAAGAAGTCCCTCGACGCGATAAAAAATATTGGTCGCGATGAAGGGCCGGCCAAAAGGATCGCTGAACTCACCCAAAGTGCGGCTTACGCTCGAAGCGTGCTCAAAGCTGACCCGGATGACACTGACGCCCAAAAGAAACTCGCGGCTTCTGAGAAGGAACTGTATCAGCTTCAGCTTATGGTCTTTGTTGGCGGTCAGCGAACCAAAGCCCAAGAGGATCAGGTGCGTGTTCAGCAAGAAGGGATTGATGCCGAGCAGAAGCTCAAGGCAATCAGCGATTCAAACCTGACCAATGCAGAGAAGCGCAATAAGCTGATCAAAGATTACCAGCGGTCCGTCGAAAATCTCCGCAAAGCAAACCCGGACAGTCCGCTCGTCCAGCCAGATTATGTGGCTAAGACGATCCAAAACATTAAGGACAAGAACAAAGACCCCGCGGTTGCTGCCGGCAGCGTGGATCTGACCGGCTTCAATGACGCGAAGAACAACCTCGCGGCCATCGCTACCGACTACAAAAACTACCAGAAGCAGTTGGACGCGGCGCAAAAGTTTGGGCTTATTTCAGAGGCAGACTACCTGTTACGGCGCCAAGCCCTGATTGGTAATGAGCGCGACCAGGTAACGGCGGCCTACGAGGCCGAGATATCCGCTCTGGAGGACGCCAAGGGCAAGAAGTCCACCACTGCCGCGCAGAGCATCCAGCTGGACCAGAAGATCGCTGACGCGCGCGCAGGGATGGTCAAAGCGCAGAAGGACGCTGACAGTCAGCTTGAAGTCCTGGCGACCAACGAGACCGGGCGCCTGGCCAAGCAAGAGCGCGCGATCAGCACCTACGTGCAGGCTCTGGGCCAGCAACAGCGAGCCCTGGAGCTTGCCGGCCAGCGCGCGGTTCTCGGCGTGGGTCAGGGTGACCGCCAGAACGCACTCAGCGGCGAGCTGAACAGCCAGCAGGACCGGTTTGCTCAGCAGTCGCTGGAGCTGGCCAACCAAAAGTCTGACCCGTCGCGGAACATGTCGGAGGAAGAGTTCAAGCGTAAGTCGCAGGCGCTCGCCGACGCGAACAAGGCTGCCACTGACCAGATCCGACAGAACTACGCGGACGTGGAGAATGCCCAGGGCGATTGGACCAAAGGTGCGACAGCAGCGTGGAATAACTACCTGGACTCGGCACGAAACGTCGCTGGGCAGACGAAAAGCCTGTTCGGCAAAGCCTTCAGCTCCATGGAAGACGCCGTCGTCAACTTCGCCACGACTGGTAAGTTCTCGTTTGCTGACTTCACGAAGTCGGTTCTCGCTGATATGGCTCGCATTGCAACACGCCAGGCGAGTTCAGCATTGCTGAGCAGCCTGGTGGGCTCGGCAGCGAGTTACCTCGGTGGTAGCGCGGCCGGCGGCAACGGACTGGCGGCCGGGTCTGCTGGTGCCGCGTCTTCTAACCTTGGGGCCTCGGCTGGCGGCTATTCCGGTTCGTACTTCCCACAAGCCTCAGGTGGCGCCTGGTCGGGCGGTGTGCAGATGTTCGCCGAAGGCGGCGCTTTCACCAACTCGGTCGTCAGTAAACCCACAGCTTTTGGCATGGCCAACGGCAAAACCGGCGTTATGGGGGAGGCTGGAGCAGAGGCGATCATGCCGCTGACTCGAACTTCCAGCGGCAAGCTTGGCGTAATGGCAATGGGTGGTGGTGGGGCCGGAGGAACGCAGATCAATGTCGAGGTGCACATCGATGGCGACGGCAACGCCTCATCGAGTGCAGACGCACCTGGCTACGACCTGTTCGGCAAAGAGCTGGCCGCGTTCGTTGAGCAGAAGTACCAGCAGATGCGCAACAAGGACATGGGGCAAGGCGGCGTCATCAACAAAGCAATCAAGGGGCGCTGATGGCAATCGAACGATTTACATGGGCGACGGAGAAGGGCGCGGAAGGGGAGATTACCCAGCGCGTCCGGACCAAAAAGTTCGGCGATGGCTATGAGCAGTCGGTCGAGGATGGACTGAACAATCAGTCGGAATCCTGGCCGGTGACGTTTACCGGTATGGGCGCGCGAATCCTGGAGATCAGGAAGTTCCTCGACAGGCATAAAGGGGCAAAAGGCTTTCTCTGGACGCCGCCCCTCGGCGAGCTTGGTCTCTACAAGTGCAACGGCTACAAGCCAGTGCACCGCGGCGGCCAGGTCTACGCCATCACCGCGACTTTCCAGCAAACCTTTCATCCCTGAGATAACCACCCATGGCACTGATCACGGACATCCAGAAACTGGAGCCCGGCGGCGAGATTCGCCTGTTCGAAATTGACGGTACCGAATACGGCGCCGATTACCTGCGCTTCCACGGTCATGCTATCCCGCACACGCCAGAGGAATTGCTGGCCTACGAGGGCTCAGAAGAGGAACTGCCCGCCAAGTCGATTATCTGGCAGGGCCAGGAGTACGCGGCCTGGCCGGTGCAGATTGAGGGTATCTCCTCGAGCAGCGACGGCACCGCCTCTCGGCCGACTTTCGCTGCCGCCAACGTCAACGGGCGCGTCACGGCGTTGTGCCTGGCCTTCGAGGATATGCTCAAGTTCAAGCTGACTGTCCGCGAGACGCTGGCCCAGTACCTAGACGCCGCCAATTTCCCCGAGGGCAACCCAACCGCCAATCCGACCCAGGAGGCGCTGGAGATCTGGTACATCGACCAGAAAACCAGCGAGGACGGCGAGGCGGTGGTCTGGGAGCTGTCGTCCCCGGGTGAGATCGACAACCATGGACTTCCCGGGCGCCAGATGACGACGTTCTGCCACTGGGCCATGACCAATGGTTACCGAGGGCCGGACTGCGGCTACACCGGCACGGCCATGTTCGACGATGAAGACAACCCCACGGATGATCCGGCCAAGGATCAGTGCAAGGGCTGCCTGTCGTCCTGCAAGTTGCGATTCGGCGAGAACAACGAACTCTCCTTCGGCGGATTCCCCGCCGTCTCCCTGATTGCCCGGAGCTGACCATGCGCAAGCACATTGTTGCAGCCATCCAGGCGCACGCGGCGGCGCAGTACCCGAAAGAGTGCTGCGGACTGCTGCTGGCCGTTGGGCGGGCGCAGAAGTACCTCCCGTGCCAAAACGTCGCCGCGGAGCCGAACGAAGAGTTCCGGCTCGATCCTGAGGACTACGCCGCGGCGGAAGACTTGGGCGAGGTGATCGGCATAGTCCACTCGCACCCGGACGCCACCAGCAGGCCCTCACCGCATGACTTGGCCATGTGTGAGGCCACGGCTTTGCCATGGCACATCCTGTCTTGGCCCGAGGGCGACATGCGCACGATAACTCCCACGGGCAGCACGCCGCTGCTCAAACGGCCGTTCGTACACGCTGCATGGGACTGCTGGCAGGTCTGCGCAGATTGGTATAAGCGGGAATGGGGGATTGAGTTCGAGGCCTTCCAGCGCACTGATGGTTGGTGGGAGAGTGCGGAGAACGCCAGCCTGTATGAGCAACATTACTTGGCAGCCGGCTTTGTGCGCGTTGATCGACCGCAACGCGGTGACATGATCGTAATGCAGGTTGGCCGGACAGTTCATCCGAATCACGCTGGTATTTACCTTGGCACCGATCCGTCACTGCCTGGTGAGGATTCAGGTGTTTTCGGCCCAGGCCCGTTCCTGTTGCACCACCTGTACGGCAGGCCGTCCGAGATCATTGTCTACGGCGGCCCTTGGTCAGATAGAGCTAGGCTGATATTAAGGCAAACCAAATAAATTTTACGTTTTTAATAGATTCGCTTGATGGGCGAGCTTGAATTAGTCACGCTGCTGGATGTTTGAGGTTCATAAATTATTTAGTGTTAGCTTGCTGCTCAGAGCTGTGGGCTGAGTTTGAGTGAGTCGCTTGGCTCGCATCGATACCTTCTTTCGTTGGTGTTCTAGCTAGCATTGCGTAGGCGCCGAGTATTATGGATATTGTAAATATTAGGTAGAAGCCGCCAGCTACAGTGAATAACGCATATTTTCTGATTTTCCTATAGCCCAGCTCACCTAACTTTACTGTTTCCCAAGTTTGCTTCAGCAAGGGGGCGGCCGTGTCTCTAATAGCTTCGCACCCATTCAGTGCGCCGGCATAATCACTATTATTGAAGCAATCTCTGGAGAGTTTTAGAGCGTCCATTAAGTTTGATTCGTGGCCCTTTAAAAGTTTTACATGGTCCGGGTTGAGGCGTAGCTGAATTTTTGACATGTTTTCAATACATTTCGAAAACAGAGATTCAGATTTTTCAATCCATTTTACTTCCAGGTCGTATTCGCTAACATTGGGCCATGTATTTTGTCGTAGGTCCATAAAGGTTTCTTCGTGTTTAGCTAAAACCTGTATCGCGGCGGTGAATGCTGATACCTCTTCTCGTAAGCCATCAATCCAAGCCAATCTGAACTCTGAAACTTTATTTTCTTTCGCGCTAACTAAGTTCACATAGGAGAAGAAGCCAGCTAGAAGCGCAGCAATAATTGCGCCTAAAGCAACATAAACTGTTGGAGGTATAGAGAATAAGTCCATTTATTTAATCCATTCAAATTCTGAGGTGGGAGCGGTAAGGTGGCGCAATGCTATCTTTTCGTCGCGGCGTTGGCCACTGTCATTCCATCCACGCTGGATGCCTGGACAGGTTCCGACAGAGCGTCATTCTTGGTAGTGGCATTTTGGTGCTAAAGTTGCTCTTTTCTCAATGGAACTGAGTATGGCCCTTAGAATCAGGAAGAGCATCAAAATCGCCCCTGGCGTGAAGATCAACCTTAGCAAGAGCGGTATCAGCACCTCTCTGGGCGTGAAGGGTGCAACTGTAAATCTCAGCAAGCGCGGCACTCGCGTCACCACGGGAATTCCTGGAACCGGTATTTCGAGTTCGACGCTTTACAAGTCGAAAGCCGGGAAGGTAGAACCAGCAAATCCACGTGAATACTCGAAGACGGAATGGGTTTTGGCGTGGATCCTGGGGGAAATTCTGGCGATTGTTGGATGGGCCAAGCTTGATGAGGGTGCAAGCATTTTGTGCGCGATGCTGGCAATAGCAATACCGGCCGGCTTGTTCCTTTACTACCGCTCGAAGCGTAGCCTGTGACGCTTTGGTTTAGTTTCAGGGAGTGATCATGCGGATTTTGATAGCGGCGGTAGCGGTGGTGATGCTGGCGGGCTGCGCCTCCACGGCGATTTCAGTGCGAGACGCCAAGCCGGTGCCTGCCGATGAGGTTTACGCCTTCCAATCCAAACCCGGCGTGGATAGCGGGAAAATAACAGTTGTGCGGGACTCCGGCGCAGTCGGGTCGGGTTGCGATATCGTGGTCTACGTCGATGGGCGCAAGGCGGCGAAGATTGGCACCGGCCAGAAGGCCACCTTTTACCTTCCTGCCGGCTCCACGAACCTTGGAACAGGTCTGGCTGGCTCTGGCCTGTGCGCAGGCGCGGCGATTAAAACTATCTCCGCGAATGTCCAGGCCGGCAAAGAAAGTCTGTACAGAATCAGCGGCGATATGTCGGGTTACTACCTTGGCCCCTACGTCGAATACAACTGAAATCGAAAATCATCAAGCCGCCTCCGGGCGGTTTTTTATTGCCCGGAGAAAGCGATGCAGGCATCAGCGATCAACTACCAACCCATGACGACAATTCGCCTGCATGGGCAGCTCCGACAGTTCGGAAAGTCCTTCAGGCTCGCGGTGAAATCGCCGGCGGAGGCGATCAAAGCGCTATGCGTGCAGATACCTGGATTCGAGCGGTTTCTTTCGAATGCCAAGTCGCGCGGCCTTGAGTTCGCGGTGTTTCGCGATAAGCGCAATATCGGGGAGAAGGAGCTGAGCTACAACGGTGCCGGCGACATCCGCATTGCGCCCGTGGTCGTAGGCAGCAAGCGCGGCGGTATTCTTCAGACCATCGTCGGCGCGATCTTGATTGTCGTGGGGGTTATTTTCTCGGCAACTCCGTTCGGCACCCCGTTAATTGGGGCAGGCATCGGCCTTGTCGCCGGCGGCGTCATCCAGATGCTCAGCCCACAGGCCGGAGGCCTCAAGACCAGCGCCGCACCAGAGAACACGCCCGGCTACGCCTTCGGTAGCGCCAAGAACACCACTGCTTCCGGTAACCCGGTCCCGCTTTGCTACGGCAAGCGGCGAGTAGGTGGGGCAATCATCAGTGCTGCCATTTACGCCGAAGACCAGATGTAACCAAGACCTACAGTACCGCAGCCGCCCATGAGGCGGTTTTTTATTGCCTGGAGGAAAGCATGGGCGCAGCACGCGAGATTGATATCCACGGCGCCAAGGGCGGCGAAGATAAACCAAAGACGCCAACGGAAGCCCCGGATAGCTTGCGCTCCGTTGCCATCGCCAAAATTCTGATCGCGGTGGGCGAGGGTGAATTCGAAGGCACGCCCACGGGCAAGGACATTTACCTCGACAACACGCCGCTGCAAGACCCCCAGGGCAACATGAATTTCCCGAACGTGAAGTGGGAGTGGCGCACCGGTGCTGTGGATCAGTCGTACATCCAGGGCATTCCGTCGGTCGAGAACGAGACCACGATCAGCACTGAGTTGCGCAGCGGCACCCCGTGGGTAAGAGCGATCACCAATACGCAGCTTTCGGCTGTGCGCGTTCGCTTCGCCTGGCCGGCGCTCCAGTCGGTGGATGCCGGCGGCAACATCAACGGTTACGCGATCGGCTACAAGGTCGAGCTGGCTACTGATGGCGGCGCTTATCAGGAGGTTCTGAATGAGGCCGTGTCGGGAAAGACCACGAGCCTTTACGAGCGCACCCGTCGGATCGATCTGCCCAAGGCAACCACCGGATGGCTGATGCGCATCACTCGCCTGACGGCCAACCAAAACAACAACAAAATCTCCGACACGATGCAGATTGCCGGCTTCACAGAGGTGATCGACGCCAAGATTCGTTACCCGAATACCGCGCTTCTCTACATCGAATTCTCGGCCGAGCAGTTCCGCAGCATTCCGGCCGTTACCGTTGAGACCAAGCTCAAGAAGATGCAGGTGCCGAGCAACTACGACCCGGTGTCGCGCGCATACTCGGGCGTTTGGGATGGCACCTTCAAGCAAGCCTGGACCGACAACGCTGTCTGGATGACCTACGACATCACCACTGCCGACCGCTTCGGCCTTGGCCGCCGCATAAAGCCGTGGATGGTGGACAAGTGGGAGCTGTATCGGATCTCGCAGTACTGCGACCAGTTGGTGCCGGACGGGAAGGGTGGCCAGGAGCCTCGCTTCATCTGCAACCTGAATCTGCAAAGCAAGTCTGATGCCTGGTCGCTGCTGCGCGATATCTCGGCTATTTACCGTGGCATGACCTACTGGGCTCAGGGCCAAGTCTTCACGCTGGCGGACATGCCGCGCGCGACCGACTTTGACTTCGCTTATACCCGTGCGAACGTCATTGACGGCAGGTTCACCTACTCCAGCGCATCGGAGCGCACCCGCTATACCAGAGCGCTGGTCAGTTACGACAACCCGTTGAACAACTACGACACCGATGTCACGGCGGTGACCGACCAAAAGCTGCAGCGGCGTTACGGCGACAATCCGCTCGAGATCAGCGCAATCGGCTGCACCCGCGAATCCGAGGCTCAGCGCCGCGGTAAGTGGGCGCTGCTCACAAACTCCAAGGATCGGGCGGTCACCTTCAAGGTCGGCCTCGACGGGCGCATTCCGCTGCCTGGCTACGTGATCCCGATCGCGGACGAACTGCTGGCCGGGCGGCCGGTGGGCGGGCGCATCTCGGCTGTGAGCGGCAGGGTCATAACCCTGGACCGCGACACCCAGGCCCAGCCCGGCGACCGGCTCATCCTAAACCTGCCTGATGGCAAGTGTGAGGGGCGGACCGTGCAACTGGTGAGTGGCCGGAAAGTCACGGTGACCGTGGCTTATTCCCTTACGCCCGAAGCTGAACTGGTGTGGGCGCTGGATGCCGACGACTTGGCGATCCCGCTGTATCGGGTCGTGAGCGTGGCCCGGCCAGAGCCTGGCGTGTTCGAGATCTCGGCGGTGCAGTACGACCCAAGCAAGTTCGCGCACATCGACACCGGCGCGCGCCTGGAAGAACGTCCAATCAGCGTTATCCCGGTCACCGTTGTTCCGCCGCCGGCCAGCGTCACGCTGACGTCGAGTTACGCCGTGAACCAGGGTATTGCGATCAGCACCATGAACATCTCGTGGCCTGCTGTTAACGGCGCGGTCGCCTATGACGTGGAGTGGCGCAAGGACAGCGGCAACTGGATCAAGGTACAGCGCACAGGCTCGACGAGTGTCGACGTCACCGGTATTTACTCGGGCGCCTATATGGCCCGTGTGCGGTCGGTGAGCGCCTTCGAAATATCGTCGATCTGGAAGAGCTCGAACCTGACCAATTTGCAAGGCAAGGTCGGCCTGCCGCCGGCGGTATCGTTCCTGCGCACTACCAGCGAGCTCTTCGGGATCAGCATCAAGTGGGGCTTCCCTGCTGGCGCCGAGGACACGCAACGCACCGAACTCTGGTATGGCCCTGCGAACAACTTGCAGGCGGCAACCAAGCTGGCCGACCTGGCCTACCCGCAGGCCGACTACCGCATGCAGCAGCTGCTGGCGGGCGCAACGTTGTTCTTTTGGGCGCGCCTTGTGGACCGCACCGGCAACATAGGTCCGGTCTACCCGGTGGTGAATGGTGTGATGGGCCAGGCCAGTTCGGACGCTGGGCCGATCCTTGAACAGATCAAGGGCCAGATCAACGAAACGTCGCTTGGGAAGACGCTCAACGACCGTATCAACCTTGTCGACGGCAATGGCCCGGGTTCGGTGAACAGCCGAATCAACACGGCCAAGCAGGAACTGGAAGGCCTGATTGATCAGATCGTGGACGCGCTGGAGTACGTTCCCGGCAAGGCCTACGCCTTGAACGACATCGTTCGCGTAGGGCAGCACCTGTACCAGGCAAACGGCCCGGTACCGGCAAACAACCCGCCGCCGAACGCAACCTACTGGACTGACATCGGCACGGTGACGCAGACGGTAAACGCCCTGGTGACGCAGGTTCAGCAGAACTCGGCGACGATCAATCAGCACGGTCAGGACATCAGCGCCCAGGCGTCGCAGTTGAATGCGGTGAGAACGACGGTAAACAATCCAGTCACCGGCGTGAATGCTACGGCCAGCGGCCTGAGCACGCTCAAGACCTCGGTAACCACGCTCGACGGGAAGGTCACCACTACGGCGCAGCGGGTCGACGGCATATATCTGCAGGTCAATCCACCGATGCAGGGCGACGATAGCGCGCTGATGGGTTCCGAAGCGGCCTACGTTGGGGTCTGGTCCACTCAGTCAGCATTGATCGAGGGGGATCTCGTCCAGGGGCAGAAAACCGAGTCCGTCGAGGTGAAGGTGGCGGCGAACGCCGCGGCAGTAGCCGCCGAGCAAACCGCAAGGATCAGCGGCGAGGGCGTGCTCGCCTCCAGCATCGAGACGCTGAAGACCTCGGTGGGTGGTAACACCTTGGCCATTGAGACCAATGCCACGGCCATTCAAACCGTAGACGGCAAGGTCACGGCAAATTGGACTGTGCGGTTGCAGTACGAAGCCGCGACCGGCCTCTACAAGTACGCGGGTATCGGGCTTGGGTTGGAGAACGGGCCGGGCGGCCTGCAGTCGCAGTTCATCATCGACGCCGACCGGTTCGCCATCGGGCAGGCCGGTATCGTGCCGTTCGCGATACAGGGTGGGCAGACGTTCATCAAGGCGGCATTCATCCAAGACGGCACCATCACCAACGCCAAGATCGGAAACTACATCCAGTCCAATAATTACGTTGCAGGCACCAGTGGATGGAAGCTTTTCTTCGACGGTACTTTTGAAATTAACGGTGTCGTACCTGGGCAGGGCCGCTCAATGATGACTAATAGATCTCTACGCTTCTGGGATGTAAATGGAGTTAAGAGAGTTCAGATAGGTGATCTAAGCGAATGACGACAGGGATTAGGATTTGGGGGGCTAATGGGGCTCTCCAGCTTGACGAGAACTCATTCACGGTAAGGGTCGTTTACTCGACCCTAGTGACAAGAAACCCTGAGAGACCAAACTCGACACGGAACGTCTTTATATCAATCCCTGAGGTAACCCTGGAAAGCTACACGGCGGTATGCGTGCCTAACATATCGTTCTCGGGAGACCCGAGTGGGCAGGATGCAAGGAACTCAATGTTCGACGCACAGATTGTGCAGGGCGGGGTCATTGTCTGGTTTGCAAACAGGGCCCTTCCGACGTCAGGCGCATTCGGCGTAGGAACTCAGCGACTATTAGTGATGAGATACCGATGACATACGGTCTAAAGTTCACAAATACATCCGACGTAGTTACTTTGGACTCGGAGTTTTCCAGGCTGGTTATCCTTTATTCAGCAAGGTATAACGCCGGGGCATTCTTTCCAAGCCCGATCACATCTAACGAGCCTCCACTCATCTTTGTTCGGCCCGACAACACCGCATCGTTCCAATACATCAGGCTTATCGGGACACCTGGAAACTGGACAGGGTTCTCAAACGCTCACCCGGCAAACTCGCCAGGAACATACTTTCTGGCGGCCTACGCATCAATGGAAACCGCAACCTACGGGATGCGACTGTGGGATGGAGCGTCAAAGCTTCTTTTTGATAGCGGCACGCCGTGCGCGCAGTTCACTCTGGTGGCGGCTAGTTGGACCCTGATATCTCTCACCAATCCATCGCCAGGGCGTTACACCTATATATTCTCTACGCCTGTAAACTTTTCTTCAGGGGATTACATGATGATTAATAATATCGCCATGGATATTCCAGGACAAGACACATGGTCAAAAGTAACGTGCGGCTGGGACTACCCAAATAATAGGATACTTTTGACTCTATCAAATATCGGCGACTTTAGGAATGATGCGCTATTTCTCAACTTGCTATTCGCTAAGCGAATAAGTTGAAGTTATGGTTTTGGTTTCAGTAGCTGAGTTTTTAGATGGCTGAATTCGCAAGGGTCAGCTTTGGTTTTTAGGAGAGTGTTATGGCTAGACAAGAGATTAACCTTGGTGCAACCCCGACGGGGGTTGGCGGGGATACCACTCGCAGCACTGGCGTAAAAATTAATGCCATGACCACCGAGATTTACACGGCCCTCGGCGCACCGAGCGGACCTATTCCTGCAGGCCTTCCCATTAACAAGGGCGGCACAGGTGTTACTGATGGCCGCGCAATATTCAGCGAAGTAGGCGTTCAGTTGGCATCAGGCCGGTACAACGTCCAAGGTTTGTATATGGGCTGGAATGCTGCCGGGCTGGGGGAGGGGCATTTCATTGTAAACAAAGGCAATGGTGACGGTGGTTTCACTTGGCGTACAGTAAACGGTGCTAATACCCAAACAGGTCCATCAATGACCTACTCATCAGATGGTGTACTAAAAATGCCGACAGTGAGCGCAACAGTCGGCGCTTTCGGCACGCTTAGCGTGACCAATGAGGTCAATGTGGCCTTGCCTGTTCGTGGCATTCGCTGCCGAACCGGAGTTAACGGTGCGTACAGCCCAACGTCTTACAACTTCAACTGGACAGGCTCCAACGTTGACGTCTATATCGATGCCACTTACGTAGGCACCATGACACTGTTCGGCTCTGACTACCGTTTCAAGAAATACATCAAGGATGCGCCAAAAGCCTCCTACCTTGATCGTATCGATGCTTACCGGATCGTCACCTACCAGCGAAAATCTTTCGGCGATGTGTTCAAAGGGGATGACGTCGTTTACCAAGGCCTGATCGCGCATGAGGCGCAGTTGGTGAACCCGCTTGCCGTGACCGGTGAGAAAGACGGTGTAGGCGATGACGGCAGTCCACGGGTTCAGCAGCTCGAGCCAATGGCGCTAATCACCGATTTGATGGGCGCAATCAAGGAGCTGCGCGCGGAGGTCGCTGCGCTGAAGGCTGTTCAGGCATAAGCCTGCCTACTGCAAACGATACCGCGTTGAGCGGTTTTTTTTCGCCTGGAGAAAAGTATGCCGATCACTGAGCAGCAACTGCTTCAGATCCTCCCGAACGCCGGCCGCCAAGCCGGCGTTTTTGTTCCTGCACTGAACACCGCCATGAACCGCTACGGAATCGTGGGCACGGCGCGGGTCGCGGCATTCATCGCCCAAGTCGGGCATGAGTCCGGCCAGCTGCGCTACGTGCGCGAGATCTGGGGCCCCACGGCGCAGCAGCTCACGTACGAAGGTCGTGCCGATCTGGGCAACACTGTGAAGGGGGATGGTTCCAAGTTCCGTGGCCGGGGCCTGATCCAGATCACCGGCCGGGCAAACTACTCGGCGTGCGGCGAAGCCCTGGGCCTGGACCTGGTCAACAATCCGGAACTGCTCGAGCAGCCGCAGCACGCCGCGATGTCGGCTGCCTGGTTCTGGTCAACGCGCGGGCTGAACACGCTGGCGGATCAGGGCGACTTCGCGAAGATCACCCGGCGTATCAACGGCGGGCTCACCGGCCAGGACGATCGACATGCGCTGTACGAAAAGGCGCTGAAGGTGCTGGCGTGACGCCGGTGCAGAAGCTGGCCGGGATGGTGCTGCTGATCCTGGTACTGATGGCGGTATCTGCTGGCACTGCCTGGCAGGCGCAGGGTTGGCGCTTGGCAAGCAACTCGCCGAGCAGCTCACGGAGCAAGGTGCAGCGCATCAGAAAGACCTTGACGCAATCACCAGTGAGGCCTGGCGTCAGCAGCAGGCCGAGCAAGACATGCGCATGGCCACCGAGCATCAGCTCGCCACCCAGGACCAACAACACACCAAGGAATTATCCGATGCCCAGCGCAACCAGGCTCGCCTGCGTGACCAGCTTGCTACTGCTGATGTCCGGCTGTCAGTCCTCCTTGCCGAGGATCCAACCAGTGGCTGCAACGTGCCTACCGCCCCCGGCGCCGTCGGCGTGGTTCATGCAGCCCGTCGAGCCCAACTTGACCCAGCGCATGCGCAACGAATTATCGCCATCACCGACGATGGGGATAACGGACTGATCGCGTTGCGTGCGTGCCAGGCGTATGTCAGGGCTGTGGCCCACTGAGAACGCTAAGCTCCAGCAGGATTCGCTGATTCTCCCTGAGCAGGTAGTCGCGCTGTTCGGCGACGAGCTTCATGCCCAGGATGGCTGGTTCTGAGCATCGCTCTTTGAGCTCTCCGATCTCGGCCAGCGCCTTCTTCAGGACTGCCTGCGCCTCGGCCTTGCCGGTGGCCAGCGCGTCATTCATCTGGACCAGCCCGGCGATGTTCTTCCGGGCCTTACGCAGCAGCGCCTGAGTTTCGCTGAGTTCGTCCTCTAGCAGAGAGCACTGGTGCTTGTACATTTCCAGGGGCGTAGGGCAGCCAAGCCACGCTGAGGTGTCTTCGTCGATGTGCATGGTGGGTCAATCCGAATGCTGTATGTGCATACAGTAATCGAGATTTTGCCGTTGCACGATTTGAGGTGACGAGAGGTGGTCAGGTCGGTGTCATAAGGACGGCGATGGTCAGCTTGATGAACTCATCGTTATCTTCGATGGCGTGCAGGGCACCGCGCACGTTCTCTGCTACTTCGGAGGAACCGCGCTGCTCCACCCAGTTCGATAGCTCCATAATGGAGGCTTCAAGTGCCAACTGGTTTTCGTAGAGCTTAGAGAGCAGGGAAGGGATCAGGTCTGAATTCGGCATCGGTGTTCCTCCTGGAAGTGAACAAGATAGCAGTTGATGCGATTTAGGTGGTTTGGTGTTCGTCGGCAGGACGCCGGGGAGGGGTAAAAATAGCCTCTATAATAAAAGCGTAACCAGCATTCTACGTGGTCTCCGATGCACAAAATTCGCCTCGGTTGCGTAAGTGAATCTGGCTTTAAGCCGCCGCCTACTTACGCTTCTCTTGCGGATTGCAAATCTGCCGAAGCCGGGTCGATTCCGACCCCGGCTTCCACTCTTAAAGTCGAGTAGATCAATGTGTAGCGGTTTTTTTATTGTCTGCCATTCAACAATGTTTCCGATATCGGTCCTGCCTTGGTTAATGGTGCGAGATGAAGAGTCACCGCTGAACTATCAAGCCGACTAGCTTTGGTTGATCGCCAGCAAATTAACCTTGGTCACCTTGTGACGGCCACGTTGGGGTAGGGATTTTCCTATCCGACCTTCCAGTATTCCTACCCTAGAATCGGGATGATCTGATGGTTGTAATGCTATCAATAAGCCACTATTTGACTAGAGGGGCTAGCTGCTGATCAATCTGCGTCCACAGGTTTTGAGTGAGAGACAAGCGGTCACCAAAGAGCCCCCAAACCTTCCTCCGATTTTGCCCTGTTCCTTATAGGCGGCTAGCCTGCTCTGGATGGACTGTTGCGAAGTACCGACCTTCCTAAGAGATATAATAAATGAACGTCAGGACGATGAATCTTGCTCCACGGTCTGCCACCTTCTTCTCGCTCATTGTCCTAGTAGTTTTTGCTCTGGGCATCGTGGCGGTCATGCAAATGGGCAAGCTTCGAGAATCGGAACAAGATGTGGAGACTAATTGGATGGCGAGCATCCGTGAGATCGGCAAGATGCAGTCAGGTATCTTGCGCCTGCGTCTCGAAAGCATCCGCATCACCGTGACCACCGACGAACAACAGCGTCAAACCCGTATCGCCTCTTTGAGCGGCTATCGCAGCACACTGCATAACACCATCAGCAATTACGAGCCCTTGGTTATTGGGCCGGCAGAGCGTGAGCTCTACCAGCCAGTGGCCAGCGATGTGCAGCAGTATTTCAAGCTGTTGGATGAGCTGGAGCCGTTGCTGCGAAGCGGTGACAACGCCGCAGCCATCGTCCTCATCAATACTCGCATTAGCCCGATGACCAATACACTCCAGGACAAGCTTACAAAGTTAACGGACTTTAACGACGAGGGCGCCAAGCGTGCAGGCCTGGATGCAGCCTCGACATACAGCAACGGAGTATCGCTGGTGATCGGCCTGCTGGCGGTCACCGTGATACTCACCGTAGTGCTAGCTGCGGTGCTGACCCGCAGCATCACGTCTCCCATCAGCGAAGCCCTGGCCGTCGCCGAGCGCATTGCCGGCAGCGACCTGTCCCAGGAGATCGGGATAAGTGGCCGCGATGAGGCCGGTCGCCTGCTGGCCGCCCTTGCGAGAATGCAGAGCAACCTACGAGAAACCATCGCCCGTATCGCCGACTCGTCTACCCAACTAGCTTCGGCCTCGGAAGAAATGACCGCAGTGACCGAGGATGCCAGCCGCGGACTAGTGCGGCAGAACGATGAGGTCAATCAGGCCGCCACTGCAGTGACCGAAATGAGCGCCGCGGTGGACGAGGTGGCACGCAATGCCGAAGCCGCCGCGCAATCTTCCCGCGAGTCTATGGAATTCACCCGCTCGGGTATCGAGAATGTGGCACAGACACTAAAAGCCATCGAAAGCCTGGCCAGCAACGTGTCCAGCACTGGTGAGCAGGTCAAGGCCTTGTCCGGTAGGGCCCAGGACATCAGCAAGGTAGTCGAGGTGATTCGCGCGATTGCCGAGCAGACCAACCTGCTGGCGCTGAACGCGGCCATTGAAGCCGCCCGCGCCGGCGAGCAAGGCCGTGGCTTTGCCGTGGTGGCCGATGAAGTGCGGGCCCTGGCCCACCGCACCCAGCAGTCGACCCAGGAAATCGAACAGATGATCAGCGCGATTCAGGCCGACTCGACCCAGGCGGTGAGCGCCATGAACGTCAGCGCCCAGATGGCCAGCAGCTCAATCTCGGTGGCGCAGAACGCCGACCTTTCGCTCAAGCAGATCGCCGGGACCATCACCCAGATCAACGAGCGCAACCTGCTGATCGCCACCGCCTCAGAAGAGCAGGCGCAGGTGGCCCGCGAAGCCGACCAGAACCTGACCAGCATCCGCGAACTGTCGGTCCAGAGTTCGGCGGGCGCAAGTCAGACCGCCAGCGCCTGCGCTGAGATGGCCAACCTGGCGATTGAGTTGAATCACCTGGTGGCACGGTTCAAGGTATGACATGCGTCATCGTCCTAGCCTCAACTTGCGATGCCAGTTGCACACCCACCCCATCGGAGATGGTGCTGTTCGTGAGTACACTTGGAGAGCTCAAGAACAGTTCCAAAACTCCCAACTGACCCCTTGTAGAATGCGGCCTGCAGCTTGCTCGGTGACTGCGAGTAATGGAACGCCGAAGACAGTCAAGGCCGCAGTCCGCTTGCATTTGTATAGCGGTCTTGAAAACCGGCGGACGTTAATAGCGTCTCCAGGGTTCGAATCCCTGGTTTCCCGCCAAGATTTACACAAAAGCCTCGCGAAAGCGGGGCTTTTGCGTTTCTGGGGTTTGATGCAGCCATCAGCTTGGGGTCTGATCGTTTCTGCATCATTTCAGACAGTTTCCGCAACGCCGCATAATTCACCTTCTGCGAGTCGGTTTGTAGATGAAGACGTAGGCGAACCGGAGGGCGGAGATCATGGCGTCACCTCGCGCTATTGTTCATACCCTTCGCCATATTCCCAGCAGTAGGTTGCCGGCCACGCTCCGCGAGTCGCTCGGTCAACGATGTTGTAGCTCCAACCGCCTTTCGCTGGTGTGGTTTTGATCCAGACGTGCTGTGCGCCGCCGAGATTCCAGTCGCCCTAATCCTTGACGACCTCGACCATGAACTCGCGCACGTCGTGGTGCCCGCGACTCATCACTATGTAGGTGTCACCGCCAATGCTCTCGACAGCGAGCGGATACTTTTCTTCAGGCATGCCCGGCTCCTTGCCACTAAAGCGGCTATCAAATTCATAGATTGGAGCGGTATCTTCACCTCTTCATAAATCGAGGTGAGATGTGGTCGTACACGGAGTTGAATAGCGGTTTTGCTGCGCCTCAAGCGTCGCCGTAGGACACGATGGCCTTGCGATGGAGTGCTGGAAAGGTAACCGCGGACCGAGGCACAGCTGGCGCGGGATTTGAAATAACCGCTATACAAATGTCATCACCGGCCATATAGGTTGTGCTATCGCAAGAACTCAGAGCGCTCGGCCATTGTGCCGGGTTTTTTATTGCGCTCAGTTTGTGCAAGGTCGAAAATAGAGCTTCCGACTATAAACTGGGAGAGCGTCATGGTTTTGCGTGGCATGGCACAGATGCATGTCGACGACTTGGCGGAACGGTTCAAGAAGTTGGTTGTAGGGCAGGCTGGTGAAGCGAATATTCAGTTTGCGTGGGTTGTTTTTTATCAGGGCCGAATGTTCGGGGCTTATTCAACGGCCGAGCTTGCGCTGGAGAAAATAACCGACATCGAGCACTGCATTAGCATCGACGAGGCCCCAGTCCCGCAAGCCTCAGACGACTAAAGTTTTCATTAAGCCCCGCCTGGAACGGGGCTTTTTGCTTTTCGCCGTTCGTCCAGTGTTCGGCACTCACTGCAACCTGCCGACTACCATGTTTAAGCACGGATATTCCGAGCGTTTGAACGGAGAGGCAGCATGGATATTGATAAGAATGCCCCAGGCAATATTTCGCAGCAGGAAGTGACACGCGGCACGGACAATGAAGCGGGTCACGACCCTCGCCGGGATGAACACGAGATCCGGCCGCCTCAGAATGACGATGCCTCCCTCGAAGAGGATATGTCGGATCTGGACGCTGCCGATTCGGTGGCGAGCGAGCATCCCGATAACTGACGAGTTTCATGTCAACGAGCCCGGCCATCGCGTCGGGTTTTTTATTGCTCACGGAAAGGGCGATTCAGCAAAAGGAATTTGCAGATGTTGAAAGAATTCAGATGCGGTAACTGCAAAAGACTTATCGCCCGTACGGAAAGGGTTTACAGAGCTCCAGATCAAATGTTCCCGATGTGGGACCTTGAATCATGTGAAGGCCACGCGCCTCGAGCAATCGCCTTTGAGCGATATGAAAGCGGAAATCTCCGCACCAAATCATTCGACTCAATAGGTGACAAAATGACTGTACGAGTACTCGGCAAACACTTCAAAAACGACCTAAAGTTCAGTGGTAGCGCCAGTCAGGTAGCGACGTTGTTCCCGCCACAAAAAAACGGGAATGGAATTATTTTTATGACATTCGTACCTGGGCCCAAAACACCGTAAGTGTTGGTCTGACTCCACCACCCTATCGCTTTCAATTTACCCTATCGATCATTTATACGGGGGGTGAGGTATTTCAGCCCATCATGATTCCTGCGGGTCTTGGGGTTTATATGCAGTTGAGCGACAGCTACAACATTCCCGTGTATCTGTGCTGGGAGTATCTCAACGCCGACGGCACTGTGGCTCAACTCCCGCTGATGACGGCAGGTCTGTATAAGTGCGGGCCTACCCAGCAATATCGCGCAGCTTAGGTCGCGCAACTTTTCAAGGCCTCACCATCGTGCGGGGCCTTTTCGTTTTCGGCTCCACCACACCCGTTGCTCCCAGCTAGGAGTGCTGTGTGAGCCGATTAAATTCCGCAGGTCACGGCCTGTCGTGTTCCTAACTCCCTGACGGGGAGGAACTGAGATGCCCACCATGCCAGACAAACCAGAGACCTGGGCGATTGCGCTTGCGTGGTTGAGCAAATATTCGCCAATCCTCTATGCGGCTGCGTTGTCCTGCGCCATGGCCGTCCTACAAATCACCTACGGCGGTGGTACGCGGCGCCAAATGATTGTGGAAGGCGCTATCTGCGGCGGGCTGGCCCTGACCATAATCAGTGGGCTTGAGTTCTTCTCGCTACCCCAGAGCATGGCGACATTCGTCGGTGGGTGGCTTGGCTTCCTGGGTGTGGAGAAGATCCGCACCATTGCCGATCGCGTGACGGACTACAAGCTACCAAGCCGCAAGGTTGATTAGTCAGCGCCACGTTTTCGAGTGCGCCAAATCGTGGTGCGGGATTACTACGGCGTATGAGTGGGACTGGTTGATGCGGCGTAGCAAGCGCGCAAGGTCTGTTGATATTGCTCCATCATTACCTCAAGGGAACCAACCCGCTCTGGGTAGTATTTCATTGCCGAGCTGATGTCTGACCTTATATCGTCGACATCCAATTTGATGGGCGTACACCGATCGTTTTCCAACTGACGCACTCTCTCCTCTGAAGTTGCGAGTGTTGCGGCCTGCTTGTTGTACGCCGCTATCCATTGGTTTAGTGAAGTATTGAGGCCATCGTTTGTCTTTTTGAAGTCTTCTACTCGTTCTCTGACATTAATAAGGTCGCTGTCTTGGCGGCCGTAGTGAACCCCAACTGTCGCGATTGTTGATGCCACTCCAAGAGCAAAAGACCAAAATGCGATTGTGAGTTTAGGGCGGAGAGGAACCGCTTGTTTCATTTCACTCATGTGGACTTCCTTGTGATTTGACCACTATCAATACCGTTAACCTTTCACCAGTTCAAGGCGGAGTAGCACACCGATGACGACCATTGCCTACAAAGACGGCGTCATCGAAACGCAGTCGAAGCAGGTGCTTGGTCACCTGCCTGCCATCCTCTGTGATCACTGGATAGGGCCCCCGCACGCTGCGAGAACGTCTCTGCTCTATTAAGTCGGACGACCAAAACTCCCAGGTCATTCAGCACTCCAGGTTTCTTCGGTTGCGTTAAATTCTCGCGATACCTCTTTGTTCTTCCGCACGCCGGCGGCAGGGGGGACGATGAGACCTCACTCGTGTGCGATGTTGTAAATGTGCGACAGAAGCGAGATGTCCCGGTTGTCACGTACCTTCGCGGTACGGCCGTCTCGGTACTGGGCGATGACTTGCGGCGTTACCGCGTCTATGCGGAGCTAAAACCTGCAATACCGTCTACCTTTCAAGGTGGCATTCCCTTCCGGAGAAGACAGTCATGTTTAAATCTCGCTCGCTTGTAGTCACCGTTACCTGCCTTGCGTTGGCCGTAGGCTCAATGACAACCCTGGCCGACCCGGGCAATGGCAAGGGGCAGGGCAATGGGAAAGGCAACGCCGAGGGCGGCCAAGGGCATGGCAACCAAGGCAAGAAGGGGAAGGGCTCCAGCGAAGGTGATTGGGCGCGCGGGCCCAGCATTGACAGAGGTGGTGTACTGGGCGTGCTCGGTGGCTACCGTGACTATTGGCGGCCAGGCCCTTCGCTGCCACCCGGAATACAAAAGAATCTAGCCAGAGGAAAACCGCTTCCTCCAGGCATTGCCAAGAAGCTGGATGGCCGGCTGCTGGGCAGGCTGCCCCATTACGACGGCTATGAATGGCAGCAGGCGGGCACTGATCTGATTCTTGTCGCAATTGCTTCCGGCATTATTTACGAAGTTCTCAACGGAGCCTTTGATTGAGGGGCTTACGGTTCAATGCTCAAATCCAACACAGTCAATAGCTCGCAAGGAATCAGATTGGGTCAGTGACATCTCGGCCAGAGGGTCAATTCGGCATCAGCGCCGACAAGCGGGGCCACCTGCCGAGAACCTCGTTAAACACGGCTTTGCCTAGGCATTGTAAAATTTTTTATCTCCCCTCTTGAAATTTTTCCCGTCGCACATAAATTTTTATCACGCGACGCCGAATGCGGGTCGCGCACTTAATCACTTGGATTTAATCAGGAGATTTAGAGATGGCTACTACCCTTTCGTTGGCCCCGCTGTTCCGTCAATCTGTGGGCTTCGATCGTTTCAATGACCTGTTTGAGTCGGCGCTTCGCAGCGAGGCTCCGAATACCTATCCGCCTCACAATGTGGAAAAGCATGGTGATGACGAATACCGTATTGTCATCGCAGTAGCTGGGCTCACTGAAGCGGATCTGGATATCCAGGTCGAGAAGGGGGTTTTAACAGTCGTTGGCGACAAGCGTGAAACCGGGAAAGAAGTAACTTATCTGCACCAGGGCATCGCGCAACGAGCATTCCGATTGTCGTTCCGGTTGGCGGACCACATTGAGGTTCGCGGTGCTTCGATGAGCAATGGACTGTTGAGCATTGACTTGCTGCGCGTGATTCCTGAAGAAGCCAAACCGAAAAAAATCGCTATCGGTGGCGAAGCTACGCCCGAGCTGCGTCAGGTTGGCTTGCAGTAA